GCGTAAGTGGAGTTATAAAGACTATCCATATCTCCCTGACATGCCTGTATTTAATAAAGATTAATATGAAAAGAGTATTTACATTTGGTTGCAGTATGACAAACTTCTCTTGGCCAACCTGGGCTGACGGTTTATGTTATCACTTAGATAAACAAGGGTGGGAAACATATAACTATGCCTGCAGTGGAATGGGTAACGAACATATACAACATGCACTAACAATGGCAGACTTAAGACATAACCTAACAGATGACGATCTAATTTGTATAGTGTGGAGCAGTTGGGTTAGAGAAGATAGAGTATGGAAGGGTGGAGACTTCGGCCGCTTAGGTAGTATTGTTAATTGCGATGGAACATACGAATACTTTGTTGATAATTACTTCAGTTTAGAAAACTATGTACTAAAAAATATTAATGCTATACATGCTGTTAATAGATCATACAAAGTAAACTTTCAAGGACACATTATACCCAACGAAGAACAATGGGAAAGTGATGATGAACTGCTAAATGAATTTTTAACACTTCAAAACAAAGACACAGTTTTCCATCATATGGAACATAGCGATCTGTGGGACCAAACTCCAAACTTAAATGCCACCGACGGGCATCCAAACCCAGGACTACATCATCGTTTACTAAAACACACTATAGCACCTAGGTTACGCATAACTCTAGATAAAAGTGTTGACGATTGGTTTGACAAGTGGCAACAAATTTGCATAAACGATATTGAACCTGAAATAGAAAAAGATAGAGATTACGAATGGCGAAGCAAGTACTATCCAATAAAACAATCTGAGTTACCTAATACCAAAACATGGTACGACTTATGGAATGCTAATGGTGGTGGTAATGTTGCTGAGGGTATTCTTGATATGCTAAAAATCTACAAGTCAAGCATTAATAAATCTAAATAATTTTTCAGCATGTAGTTTATGTGGCACTTCATTGTGATGCCAATACTTTGCTTTAGGATTCTCATAACCTGCATTTCGGTAGTGCCAAAAGAATGCAGCATCATTGTCTAGCATATCCATATACTTAGTTTGATCAACTTGTCCTATATAGAAATCTAAATGTTTGTTTTCAGGCGAGAACATTTTCATTGTGTTTGTCATTACATAATCAACATTTTTACTGTTACAGAAATACTGCATTTGTAGCACTGTGTTAATACATTCTAGTTCACACATATATTCGTGTCTTGCTTGGTATTCGTGCCAGTAAGGTATCACACTTCTTTCGTAATCGTTGCCGCCTGCCCAGCCTGCATTAATTTGTAGGAAGTGTTCATTTATTTCTGTGTAATAATCAGTGTGAGTGTTTGCTGGACCATATCCTATTGCATGTGGATTAGGGTAGTCTAGTCGTATGTTTTCTGTCCAGCCTATTAATACCATAACATCCATTGTGTCTGCATTGTACTCTGTGTCAAACCAACTCAGCACACTACGAGCAATAGCACGGTTACTCATAGCAACCATTGCAATGTTAATAGGTCGTCTATCTAGCATATTTGCTAGTACGCCGCCATAACTGTTTTTACGATTGTATTCACTATCTTGTGAACCATCAATCTCACTACCACCAGTATGGCTACAACCTGCTATTAATAATATTCTATCAGTCATTGTTGAATTCTTTCTTTGCCCATTCCGACTGCCACGATACATGCGTAAAGTTATTATCGGACTGTGACATAGCACCTGTTTGTGTGTTGTCTATTGCTACTTGAAAATTGTAAGCAAGTATGGCTTCCATTTCTTTGTGCATTTTTAATAATACTTTGTATGACAAGCCGTCTATCCAGTCTATGATTTCAACAATCTTTTTAAATCTTAGCATATGATTTTCTTCTTCATCATAACTTTCGTCCCACCATTGATCAAATGTTTTGTAGCCTGCTTCTTTCATGCACTTTAATGTGTACGGAGGAGCAAGTAATATAAAGGGAGTTTTATATATAATAGACTGTATAACTTTTTCACTGTAGTTTCCTGTAGGCTGTGCAAATCTACTTTCGGCATGCACACTAACAAATGTTTCTTTGTACAAGTATTGCAGTTGATGTGTCTTTTCATTATAAGCCACAGGATTCATGCCACTGTTAATTTGTTCATCTTCAGTAAAGTCTGGATAATTGTGTGCGGCATGTTCTTTGACAAATGTTGCTTGTGATGCTGGCATGTCTAATGTGTACGGTGCACCTCTATTTAATCTAAGTGCTGATGCTTGAAATCTATCGTAAAAGTCTGGAAAATGTTCGTCCATTTCTTTTTTATTTGCCCACGGAGATTGCTCACACATATTAGGTGCTACTGCAAAGTACCATGATAAGTATGCATCCTTTTCTGCCATTACTGATGCTAATAGATATCTTGCTGTAGTATATCTCCACAACGGAGCCACAAACTTCTTTGTGAGTTTAGTCTTAGGTGACTGATCCATGCCGTTATATACTTTTAAGAATTTTAAAAATAAGTCATCGTATGTAAGTGTCATATGATCGTGATATAACGGGTAGTATTTGTCAACATCATAATCACATGTTGCTACTGTTACATTTGTTAATGCATTTCTTCTTACATAACTCCAAATGCTGTCTAACTCTTTGGCTCTATACTTTCGTGTATTACCGTCATTGTAAAATTCGCTATAGAATCCAAAGTTAAAGTTATGAAATAATTTATCAGCATAGCGATCGTCAACCATATGAGAACACATTGGCTCTGTTAAAAATATTTTAAGTCCATACTTGTTTAAATGTTTTCTAGTTTCTAAATCATGATCTGTTTTATCTAATGCAATCATAGGACCATTGGAATAATATATCAGCACTGGCTGAGCAGGATGTGATTTATTTAATGTTCCCAATCTATCATAGTCTTTGTATGATGCAGATTGTTCTCTATCACTATTAGTGGTAGGTATATACTTTAACTCTTCCATGTGGGGCGGCCAGTGGTGTGAGAACAACGCCGTTGTTGTTTCCACCATATCTGGTGCTATATTATCTGCCATCTTTTAATGTTCCTGTTATCTGTAATGCGTATCTGTCTGTTGTTCCAATATTTGCACTTGCATGGTCAACATCTGCTTGCCATAGCACATAGTCTCCTGCTTTCCAATTAGTTAGTGCTTTGTGATCTACTTCCAAGTATTGTCCGCCTTTCCAATCTTCTAAAAATAGTAATGCTCTGTAAACCTCACTTCTATCTACTTCAAATACTCTACAGTATGTTTCAAAATGGTCTACATGATTAGGCATAATATCTAGTGTTTGCATTTTATAAAACACAAACCCTGTGTTAGTTAATCCAATTTGGTCTGCTACTGTGTCTGTCCAATCTGGCATAGGTTGTCTGCTATCATACATACCACCACTAAAACTTTCATGGTAGTATCCTAGCGAACGCCAGTTCTTCATTTCCTCTTCTTTGAGAGGTTGTTTTACATATTCGTAATTGTGGAAGTCTGTGTTCCATATTACATCTATACTGCCGTATGTTACACTATCCACGCTCTAGGTCCAATGTTACACAATGAAAGCCGCCGCCTAATGTACGCTGATGTCTAATAGGTAGCATAGCACTTTCAATGCCATATTTCGCTAACTCTTTGGCTAACGGTACTTGGTGTTCTTCTAATACTGCAAGGTTAGGATTTACACTTAGCATGTTCATATTGATCCACACACTTGCATTGTTGTAATGACTATGATAGCCAATGTCTACTGGCTCCGGGCACATAATGTAGTCCCAACTTCTAAACGGTTCTGGTAATACATTTACATCTTTTATTCTACTAGGGTTAAGTAGCATTAAACCCTCTCTTAGAAACGCTACAGTGCTGTCTATGTGCATGTAACTGTAAACACCCTCTAATGTATGTACTTTAGCAGTATCGCCTAGTAGATCCTGTAACAGCACTGCTCCTTGCTTGTTACCACTGTTACTTACTAGATATAATATATCCTCGTTAGCACGAATAGTATTAGCAGCATCGAACAATGGAGTTAGTTCGTTAAGTGCAAGTGTATCAGGATCACCACAGCAATCTAAATTGTAATTGTAATCGTTCCTGTCAGCAGCTAATACAACCATAGGATCATCAAAAGCATGATCTATGTTCTTCCAATTAGTTGCTCTAGGGCGTATAGGGTTAGGGGTAGCCAATGCTAGTTTATTGTGTACAAATCCAATATCTCTTGGACAGTAATCATAGTATTGTGTTTGCTCTACTTGTTGTGGGCGTATAACTTCTGCACCAGTACTTTCTAAAAATTTACTTAGTGTGTCTAAGTCTTCGTTTGCTTCATCTATAACTTGTTGTGGATATGGACCGCTGGTAATTGTGCTTTCATCTTGTACATCTGCATAATTAACTGTTCGTACACTAATGTCCAATGGAGGCACAGTAGCACCTGTTGCACTACCTACTATTACTTTTTTTAGAGTGTCCCACTCGTTCGTTGCATAATTAGTCATTGTCACCACTACTACTAGTAAATGGCATGTTAGCCATTTCGCCAACTAAAGTTACAACTTGCTCTTGGTTAGGTTGTAACACTACGGCTTGCTTATCAGTAGAAGCATTGAATGCATTTTTATCTGCAAGGTGTTCGTTATCATTGTTAACACCTGGTGCGATTTCGTCTGGTACTTCAATTGTGTGTGCGTTCCTTTCCCATTTACCTGTGCCAATGTAATCATAGTTAAATGTAAAATCTATGTTTTCGTTTAAGAACTTTTCTTCTTCTAGCAAGTCGTTAAAGTCTATGTCTCCACGACCTTCAATCTTATCCCAACTTGGCTTTGCTAATGCTCTTGCTCTTAGTGCAGGATTACTTTGCATTCTTGAATAGTCTTGTGCAAAGAATGCACCTTTTCTTCCTACTGGAGGAAGTTCTCTCATATCGTATGGATTTTCTATTTGCTTGTAGTCATATGTAAACTTGGCTGTCCAATCACCTGATGCACTAATCCTAAATTTATATACTGCTGTAAACATGCCTGGTCCAAACTGTGAACCAAATTCTTTTAAATCAATCTCAGGATTGAAATGTATCTCTGCTTTAAAGCCACCTCTTGTTCTCCACAGCATTCTGAGGAAAGGCCATATTTCATTTACTAAGTTATCAGCAAACGGTGATATGTCAGGCTTAATAATATTGTAATCAAAGTTTTCATATTCAATTTCGTGTTGAGCACCTGGATCATCTAATTGTATTTTGTAGTGTTCTTTAACTAAGTTGCGTCTAACTGGATAACCATATGGCACATCAGTACATCCTGCAATAAGGTCTAAGTACATGTGGAAGAACTTAACACGATGCATAACATGTGTTCCAGCAATAGTAAAGTCATTTGCTATCCAGTGATTCATATATTTGTGATATGACACATTATATTTGTGAGGATTCTGTCCTACAATAGTTTCTGGCCCTACTGCCATACCTACACCAGCACCAACATTGTTAATGTTCTGGTTTCTGTTACGCCATAGGAACTGCATACTTTGTGCAAAGTCATCATGCTTCTCTGTTGGGAAGCCTACAATCCAGTTAGTAGCAGCCATTACACCATACTTCTTGCCCCACTTAAAGTTGTCTTCCATCTCTTTGATAGTAACACCTTTAGCCATATCGTTTAGTACTCGTTGACTACCAGATTCGATTCCGTAGTTAAACATAATACAGCCGCCTTTGCCTGATATGTCTTTGAAAAACTCTTCGTCCATTCTACCATCACAACGAGCATAGCCTGTCCAACGCATTGGAATTTCTTTTGCTCTCAATGCAAGTGCAAATGCTCTTAGCTCATTAGGGTTACCATTAACAAGACTGTCAATGAACCACATAATGTCTGCACCTTTTTCATAGTACAAGTATTCTGCTTCAGTGATAACATCAACTGCTTGACGCTGTCTGTATTTCCAAAAGTGTGTTTCTTCACAGAAAGTACACTTAGCAGTACAACCACGAGAGAACTCTGAAGTTACTCCGTTAGGTACTTTGTATTCGTTAAAGTCTAAACCAGTGTAATCTGGCATCGGCATACCATTAATATTAATACGCTCGACATTTGTTTGTTTTAAAACTTGTGGTTCATCGTGTGTTATGCCATCTTCGAGTTCTTGCAATACTTGCAAGATAGCATTTTCACCTTCACCTGTTACAATATAGTCGTATAAGCCTCTTCCGTTAAACCAATCTTTGTGTACATTACTACCACCTACTAATTGTTTAATGTGTGGAGCTCGTCTACGCAATTCTGCTGACATCCAGTTAGTAGGCTCTTCTGAAATATAGTATTGACTAAAGCCTACTGCTGTAGGATTCATTTCGATAATTTTATCAATGCCTTCTATTAATAATGGCTCTAGTAATGGGTGAATATCTGTTAGATATGTTTCGCCTAACCAGTGCCAACTTGCACTCGGGTCCCATAACGGAAATGGTATTTTTAAATTAGGTTGCCAATCATCTCTAAACAAGTTATATGCCTTAACATTTAAATCCAATATACTTGTTTCGTATCCTGCACTCTTACATACGCCACTTAGTCTTGCTAAGTTAAAAGGTGGAAACTCTGGTGCCCACTCAGGACACATAACTAACATTAATGATGTTTTTCTAGTTTTATAATCTGTGTAAATAGATGTAGTATTCTTCTGTTGTACCTTTTTTGCATAGGGTGCAATAGCATCCATCATAGATTGATGTCGTGCATCTTCAACACTGAGTTCAGGTTTTTCGTTTGACTCAACAGCCTCTTTTGCGAGATTGTTTAGGTTAAAATCGATTGGCTTATCGTCTTGAGACATTTACATTCCTTTAATTATGCTACTATTTACCAGTTGTAATCTAGTATGGACCATCGTTCCTGAACACTTGAGATAAGTTAATATTTGCTGTGATTAAGTTTTTATTTCTACACAATGTATCAAAGTTATGTTGTAGTGTAGGAATCATTTCAATTATCATTGCTTGCCATTCTTCATGTGATATTGCTGTTAATCTTTTAACTTCTTCAACAATCATAGACATGCGTTTATCTTCATCTGGTTCATTATCATAACTTTCATCTATCCATTTGTCAAATGTTTTATAACCAAACTGCTTTAAGTACTCTAGTGTTTTATCTACGCCTACAACAACAAAAGGGTGTTTACATGCTAATGGCTTGTAAATCTTCTCACTTAAAAATACACTTTCTGTTGGCTGTATGTCGCATAGTCCTTTGTGTGGATAACTTGTTTTATAAAATAATGTTTCATTTACAAGACTGAAATATGTTTGATTAAAGTGTTCAATATCGTCTCGTTGTAAATCTGCTGGGTTCCATCTTTCTTCTGTTTTGTTTAAAACATAGTCTAGTTCTGGAAAAATATTTTCATAAAAATATTCAAATGTTTCTTTCCATGCTTGATCTTCTATGTGTCCTTCTTGCCAGCCTGGGTTATCTAAATGGTTATCCTCATTGTAGAAACTAACAAGCCCTTCATTTATTATTCCTGCTTTGTGTAATTCTGTTACTATCTTTAACCTGTGTAATCTAGGCATACGGTTGTAACATAAATATTTCTTTGGGCGAATGCCAGTGTAAACAGGTAAGTCCATTTCTGCGTGATGATGCATTAAGCCTCCATCCCACATCATGTCTTTTGATACTGCTTCAAATCTTGCACACGGTATCATAATTAGTTCTTCTTCTAGTCCGTGATCTTTACACCATTGAGAATATATTTCTTTACCATTTAATGCTCCAGTTAAGAATAAAAATCTACCTGGTGGCATTATGTCTTTTAATCTTTTAATAACACTGTGACAACTGTAAACTCGTGTCCAATACAATGCTTCATCTTTGTCATCAAATGCAATATGCGTAGCACCGTTATATATTTTTTGCTTAACATTTTCAACTGAATCTAAAATTGTAATTTGATCAATAGCATGTTCTGTTATAGGACCTGCATACACAGGAACTAATTGTCCTGTTTGCTCATAAGGTGCTAGTGGTGTAAAACTTGTTCTTAATATGTTTGCCCACGAGCCTCGTGAATTGCCTTCTTTGTTTTCCATATCATCGATATAATGATCTGAATTTTTTCTATTTAGAAGTTGTTGCTTTCCTTCATTCCAAAACCACTTATCGCTTGAAGTTAAATGATTTGATTGTATTTCAGACTCAGTATCAAGTATAACCATAGTCTTGTTATGTTCACATGGAAAGTACTGACCGTCTAAGTTATATAATACTTGTACATCATGTTTACAATACTTGTCTATCATTCCATCGCCGTCATGTACCACTGTGTCAGTGTGAGGCGATAACTCTGCTACAAGTTTTACTACAAACTCATCATCTTTGTTAGGAGTGATTATTTCTATGTCTGTTCCTAACTTTTGTATTTCTTTTGCTAATAATTCTATGTTCATGCTAGGTCAAACCATTTGTGTAAGTATTGTAATTGCGATTCTAATTCTACTGCTTCAGTGTATCTATCACATTCCTGTGCCCAACTACCTGTATCTTCAGGCAAGTTAAATCCTATCTTTTTTAAATAGTTATAATATGTTTCTGTTTTAGGATGATAATCTACTCTACTATTTCCTTGATCGTCTTTGAATGAAAAAGTTTCTGCCCAGTGGCCACCGCAACCTGTTCCTAATAAGTCAGGTAGTATAATTTGATCTAAGTCTTTGTAAAATACTTGTAAGTTTGACCAGTCAGTTTCCTCATTTGGTGTTTGACTTAAACCATAGTAATCATTACGGGAAGGTTCTACTCCCCACATCATTATAGAATCACAAGAATGATTTTTAAGCATGTTTGTTGCAGTATCTACAATAGCATAATCTCTTACAGCAAAACCCATTGTGTCATCTAAATGTTTAACTACAACTTCCATTGGAATATCATCTTGTGTGTATATGTTACCAGGATTTTTCCAACCTTCGCCTTTTCTATATCTGTCTTGTCTATAAAAAGATGTCCACATTATAGTAACTAAATCATCTTTGCCTATATTATAATATCTTAATGCTTGACTTAGTTTAGCAAGTATATAACTATTTCCTGCTCCAGGTTTAGCAGTGTTTACATATCCTGCATCAGGCATAGCATTTGCTATTACATCAGCCCATGAAGGCCAATAGTAATTTGTAAAACTACACCCAAAAGTAAAGTGCCTTTTGTATTGTGTTAGATCTAAATCTTGTATTGTGTCTGTGTTGTATATCATAAGTGTTTGTATATAAATTGTTTTTTGTTTACTAATACATTGTGATTATGTTCAGCAATAACCCTACAGTATTTTAAGAAATCTTCTAATGCTTCGCCTTCTAGTTTACATAGCCTATTAACTTCTTTGAGTATAGCAATCATTCTAAGATAATTGTCTTCTATGCTGTCATAACTTTCGTCGATAACTGGAGAATAAGTTTTATAGCCTAAACCTTTCAAGTATTTTAATGTGTTAGGTGTTGCTATTAATACAAAAGGATGTTTAAATAATATTGCTTTGAATATCTTTTCGCTAAGGAAGCAACTGTCTTCCCAATCTCTATACTTGTGGAAGAATATAGTCTCAGACACTAAACTAAAATAAGTATCTTCGTACATTTTATTTAGATGGTCTGTTGTCTCTAATTTTGCTTGGTTGATACTAAGGTCTTGTTTATCTAACTTTAGTTCTCCCATTGTTTCTATTGCACCTTTATTTGCTAATAGTACACGGTGTATTCCTTTGTGAAATAATTGTGCTTCGCCTATAATGTGAGATAACTCTGTGTTCCACAATCTGTTATCGTCGGATAATCCTAAACTCACATAGCCTTTGTCTAATAAGTCAGAGGCTTTTAATAACGCAGTCATCATAGGCCTTTGCAAACGCCAGCGTCTGTTAAAGTTTAAAAACTTTTTATCATACTTTTTACTTTGCAATGTGTTAGGCAACATTTCACCAGAGTGTTTCTGCATCACTTCTTCCATGTGACGCATTCCGTCTGGATTATATTTGTTTGCTATAAGTCCTTCGTAATCAGACTGTACTGAAAATTCAAACTCTAAATAACTTTCAAAGCCAAAAGGTTTTCGGCCATGCTCTTTACAATAAGTTTCTATTTGATCTTGTAAGTCTAACGCACCTGAATATAATATTACTTTCTCAGGTGGTATGCGATGTCTATCAATAACAAATTGATATATTTGTGCTATAATATGATTAAAGCCTTCGTGGAAGTTTTCTAATATTAAATAACAGTTGTCATTAGGATCTCTAATGCGTTCCATGTTAGCAATACCAACATCCTGATCAATTGGTGCTTGGTGTAGACTTAGTACAGTTTTGAATTCTATTAAGTAATAATCATTAGGGTCGGCATCCCAGTCTTTAATTCTAGTAGCCATAGATACTTCTCGGAGCTCTCTAACAAATACATCATTGTCGCTTCCTTGTGTATCGTAATACCAGTAGCCTGATTTATTGATCAACGCCATCTGTTTTATTACCCCATTCAGCGTCTGTCTTATCGAATCCTTCGCCTTCAACAACTTTTTCTACTTCTTGTGCTTCTGCGGCTTCTCTGTTTTCAATTGTCTTTTCATCTAGTTCTGACAATTGTCTTTTAGGGATAATAATGTCTGTACCACAATGGCAATGCATCTTATTACATATAACAGTTCTAGGCTCTACATAACGAATGTCCTTCATAATGTGTCCTACTTCTCCACTTACACCGCAACTTGCTAATGTAATTTGTCCTGTTGGACTAATAAAGATACTGTCGCCTATACGGCATTCCCAACCCTCAAAGAAGTTTTGTCTGCGTACAATAATATCATTACTATTACATGGCTCACTTGAACCGTCACCGTACTTGTTAAAACTTTGTGCTTTACTTTCTTTGTATGGCTTAGGAATTGTAAACTCCATTTCGCAACTGTGTTCTTCGATAAACTTTGTTTTATCTGCATCTTCGTATTCCCAAGGTCCTGCGTTAACAGTCATTTCGTCATACAGTGGTGTCCATTCGATAAAGTAGTTAGGCATTGCTTTTTTAAGTTCTTCACCATACTCTACTACTTCCCAAAAACGATCATCATGCAATAACAGTTTAGTACTAAGATAGTTTACTTTATCACATAAGAACATATTCTTTTCTTTGTAACTAGCCTTGTCTGCAAACTCTACATGGAAACTTGCAACGATATCGTCAAACAAGTGTACATGTTTCTGCCACCATGCTAAAGGTCTACTTAGGTTTGTGTTTACTGCAATAGTTGCTTCAGGTATTTTGTTTCTTAGATATTCAACAATTGGAATAAAGTGCTTCCATGCAGTTGGCTCTCCGCCGCTGAAGAAAAACTTATAATGCTTGTAACCATCTTTCTGATAGTTATCAATAATTGTATCTAAGTTATCCAAGTAAATTTGTAATTCACCCTCGTTACGGAAATCACCTAACCAGTTACCAGGATTACAATAACTGCAACTATAGTTACAGAAGTTGTTTACCTGCCAAGTTATACTGAGATATTTCTCAGGTGCTTCAACCGCAATTAATTTTGTTCTATCCATTGTCTTACCTCTAAAAGTCTTGGCGAGATCTCTGCTAGTTCTTCGCCACGCATCTTGTCCATTATATCATTTTCTCTAAAAAACTCTTCTAACTTTTCCCTGTTTTCTTCACCGTTACGCAATGTCATCATGATCATTTTAAATGTATCATTCATTTCACTATCTTCTGGCTTAGGAAACTTTTCGTAGTATAGTCTAAACTCACGCATCAAATCAAGTCTAAACTTCTCAGGCAATATTGAGATGTTTGCCCAATCCGGTGCAGTAAGCATATTTAGCCTTGGAGGGTTAGTTATTGATGTAAACCCGTTCTCAAACATCCAATCGAACATTTCGCTGTAATGCCATATGTTCCACAAACTAATTGTAGGTGTTAACCCTAGTCTAATTTGTGGTGCTCTTTCTCTAATAGCAAACATATTTGTTTTAACACGATTCCATTTGAATCCTTTACGGATTACATCACCTGCTTCTCCAACTGCATCAATACTAGCCCACATTTCAATGTCTGGGAAATGATTCCACAAGTCAAATAAATCTCTTTCGCCTTTGACTTTATCCTGATATTTGATTTTACTCATGTTAGTTGTATAGTTCAATCTAACTTTATCAGCCATACCATTTTCAATCCAGTAGTCTAAACATTCATAATGTTCAGGGTGAACTAGAATCTCACCACCTGCAAAGTAAACTTCTTGTACATCATTTAAGTGTGGCTTTAGTGCCTCCATGAAAGAACCATCGCTGTTAACACTTAGTAATGTATCTCTACCTTTACGGTTAATCCATACACCTTCATCTACTAGTTTTAATTTTTCTTCGCCCCATAAGTTAGAGCAACCTGGTCCACAACTACGACATTTAAAATTACAAAGATTACTGAATCGTATATCCATGTACTTCATTTTAAATTCTTCAATGCCGCCATCTTCTTGAGTATCAAGTAGCATTGTAATATTTTCTCTAGTGTTCTCAGGCTTTTTGTTTGTAAACTGTTGTGTGTTTTGACTAATACGCAAACTCCATGTACCTACTTTCTCTAGGTCATAGCATCGTTGGCAACGAGCGTCTGGCTCATCTGCTAACATTTTCTTACGCATTTCTTTGTATTCGTCGCTGTTCATTACATCAAGAATAGTGTCACCTGCTTTATATTCTGCTACTGGTTCTGCACTATCAGCAATACAGCAAGGCATGATTCTATCATCAGGCCAGGCATGCATGTGAATCCACGGTAAGACACAAAAGTGCTTACTGTCTTCTACAGCCTTAATTAAATTAGGCTCTTCAGCAATGTTATAATCTGACATTTACTCCATATCCTGTAATGGTTTTAGTTCTGGAAAGGCATCAAAGAAGTCCTCTCCGCGTAGTTTATTTAACCGATAAGTCATATGAAAGAAGTCTTTCTTGACCTCTTCCCATGTATCATTTTGATTAGCAAATCCCACTCCGCTTTTAATTAAACCGTCTATTGCTCTTTCGCCTTGATACATACCCATCAGTTTTGCTTCTGCTGTTTGTTTCATGCTCTTAGGCAACGCCTGAGCACAATAGTGCTTTGGATTTGCCGCTAAGTACAAACTATTAAAGAAGTCTTTGTCGTAATCTAATAATCCTACACCGCTCATATATTCAAAGAACTCATACAAGGTATAATAATTCATTATACTTAATACAGTATTCATTTGAAAACTAATATAATCTAGGCTTCGGAATTTTTTAAGGTTTGCTTCTACTCTGCCCCAATCAGTACCATGTCGCATACATTCTGCTCGTTGTCCAAAGTGATCTATACTGCAGCTTACTTCAACCTTATCAAAGTGCTTCCACAGTGCAAAGATGTCTTTGTCCTTGTACGACACTGTACTGGCATTTGTGTTATATCGCAACACTGTGTCTGTTTTGCCTTTTCTAATTAACTCCTCTAGTATAACATAATGCTCAGGAGTAATCAACGGTTCTCCTCCAGCAAAGTAAGCGATATCAATATAATCAACTTGATCTATGATTTCTTCTAGTACTCCGCCTTTCTCATTATCAACATGGATAACAACAGGACCGTCTGGCTTCCAAGACTTTTTATCTTCTAGTGCCCATTGGCTACTAAATTCACTACCACAACTACGACACTTAAAGTTGCAAATGTTACTAAAGCGGATATCAAAGTATCTCATCTTCATTTCATCTACATGTCCGTCTTCGTGTGTCATTGCTAAACTTTCGTCGAAGTACTTACCGAAATGTTCAATACTGTACTTCCTGAAACTGTGTGGTCCAGCCTCTTCGTGTGCATAACAAAAATCACATATTTTGTGATGCTTTTCTTTTAGCATATCTAAACGCAAGTTCTTCATGAACTCGCCATTAAATGCTTCTGTGAGTGAGACATCTGCTGTATTGGCTATAGGCATTGTGTAGTCGTTGCTACAGCACGGAAATATGTTACCTAAGGGTGTTGCATTCAAATGCGTCCACGGGTACATACAGAAGGTCTTAGACTCGTTTAACAAGTATTCCTTGTCTAGGTCTTTGAGTTGTAAATACTCAGACTTGCTCATCGTTTCAAGTTCTCTAAATATGGATTAACTAAATTTGCAAGTTCTGGAAATGTATCTGTAAATATTTCGCCCCTACGCCTATCAATTTTTGCTACTTCGCTTTTAAATCTATCCGAGTGCTGATCCCACTTACTTGTAGACTTAGCAAGAACATGTAATTGTTTTATCATATTCATAAGTTGTTCTACTTGGGCATACATAATAGAAGAATTATTTGACAATGCTTTTAATTTAGTTTCTGCATATTCTAGTTGTTGCTTTGCAACTTCTTCTTTTAAATCAGTTGGCATTGTTTGAAATGAAAACTCTTCAGGTCCGTATATAGGATTAAGTTGCCATGCACCTCTATTACCTGCAATCCACGGAGCAACATCATTGTCAATTAAGTAATCAAAAAAGTCTGTTAGCGATGCATAGTTAAATATGCTTACAGAAGTTGTTATACTTAATTCAGTTATAGGAGATCTAAGTAATGTTCTATAATTTTTCATTACTTCGTTCCACTTAGTTCCGTGTCTAATGTATTCTGCTTTATCACCAAAGTGATCTAAACTACCATACACTTGTATTCTATTTTTAAACCTGCCCCATAAGTCCATTAAGTCTTTGTCTTTGAATTTTAATTTACTGAGGTTAGTGTTGTAACTAAGCAGTATGTCTGTTCGCCCTTGACGAATCATTTCTTCTAGTAGTTCGTAATGGTCTTCTGTTATAAGTGGTTCGCCACCTGCAAAGTAAGCTCGTTGCAAGTTAGGTATTTGTTCATATAAGTCTCTTTGTATGCGAGGTTGATCAACTGGATTTTTAAGTCCATTATATTTTATACCTTCTTTTGCATCTTCAATTTCCCACTGACTACTATACCCACTACCACAAGTACGACATTTCATATTACATAAATTACTAAAACGCATATCTAAATAACGCATTTTAAATTCTTCTAATGTGCCGTCTTCGTTAGTGTTGTCTAATGCATTTGGCAAGTATTCGCTATACTCACGCAATGATGTTTTTCTAAAACTTTCTAATGTACTTTGTTCTTGGTGGTAGCATGTTTTACATGCGTCAGGTTGTTCACCGTTAAGCATCTGTAAACGAATTTGACTCATAGCCGGACTATTCATCCAATCCATGATGCCATCTTCTTGTTTGCCTTTAATGTCTAATGACTTTTCAGGGTTTGTAATACAGCATGGTTGTATATGATTATCCGGAGATAAATGTATGTGTAACCAAGGTAAAGCACATAAAGAAGTTTCTTTAACTGCTTGTAAATCTATGTTAGATAAATCAATTGGCTTTTTCATGTTCGCTCTTACATAAGTTCCAGAAGTCTTCCATTTCTGGGAATGTATCTAAAAATTTAACTTTTCGTCTTTTATCATATTCAGTAAACCAATTGTAAAAATCAATACGACCTTCTCTGATTTTTTCATCATCATACTGTGTACTTTCGAAGTAATCTCTTACTCTACGAAAACGCTCATACTCTAATTCACTAAACTTAGTTCTATCGTCCTCAACTACATTCTCTCTAATAAAGTCGAGGATCTTATCAAAGTATGGCAAGAATTCTTCCTTAGGAAGTATGTGCATATCATACTGAATTGGTTCTTTTAGATACGGTGTATCAAATCTAATCTTACGCACATCTTCAGATGTACCTAAGTTGTTAGGAATAATATCCTCGTATTTTGCTCTCCACTCTAAAATCTTTTCTAAGAAAGATTGGAATGAAGTAACACTAAGGATATTAAATGTTACCATGTGTGTTATGTGACTTTGTACTCCACGCAAATAAATGTCTTGGTTCTTTTCCCAAGTCTCTATGTCTAGTCCTGTGCGTAAGTATTCTGCTCGTTTGCCCCATGTGTCCATACTACTAAACATTTTAAATGCTTTGATTGAATTGTTATCTCTCATCTTAGTAACATAGTCAACTAGTTTTTCCATACGCCTTGGAGTATATCCCATGTTTGTATTAATGTTGATTTCGATTTGAGGACGAGGATGTTCAATCAATTCGTCAAATGTTTTCCATGTAGTTTTGTGTAGTAGTGGTTCGCCTCCAGTAATACGCAAGATGTTTAATGTCTTACTTACTTCAGGCCACCATTTGTGCCATGCTTCAATATATGGATTATCTTCTTCACCATATACTGTAAACCAGTCAATGTCATTTCTATGATTCTTAACTGTTTCGTATGGTCCATGTTTTTTAATTTCGTTAAAGTATAAACTACTGTGCATTGGATGACAGTATCCACACTTAAAGTTACATTCGTTACTAAATGCAATCTCAATGTATTCTGGATTAACTTTAAAGTCGGGTGGTTGATTTAAAATCTCATCAACACGATCTTCTTTGTAAATGCTGGCGTTTCTTTGGTGCCTATCACTGACATGATCGCCTCCCATGTTCTCAACATTCCAACAATATGTACAACCTTCTGGTTGTTCGCCATTAAACATTTGAATACGCTCGTCGATCTTCTGCGGTGTATTATGCAATACACTTGGATCGTACTTAAGATCTTGTAAAGGAATATCATGCGGCTTAGGGTGATAACAACTGTGTGTTTGACCCCTGTGCATGTAAATAGTTGTATGATGCCACTTAGCAAGACAAAAGGTAGGACTAACTTCCTCTGTCATTAACAAATCTATTGCTTTTATTCTTTCTAGTCTTTCGCTCATGCGTATCCTTTAAATGTGGGTGTTGCCACCCACATGTTTTTATTTAATGTTACGAGTGTTACCGTAATGTATTACTGTACATCCTTCAATCTCTGGCAAGGTACGCCATGGATCTAGTATAACACTTTTTTCAGCAAAGGTCAATTCTGAACCGTTGCCTGTTGCCACAGTTAAAGCACCATCGCAATCAGTTGCGTTATGCTCACCATACCATCCAGGAACTGTGTCTAATTGATCACCATATGTTACTGCTGGGTTATGTGCCATTAGATATACTGCTGGATTATCTAATACTTCTTGCGGAGGTATATCACCCGTTTGTTCATCATAGTAGTACAATTTATGTCCTGCTTTTTCAACATAGTGGCCTACTAACATACTTGCACTTCCTGCTTCGTATGGTACTAGTGGCTTGTATGCTTTGCCTATAATAACTACTGGTAGTTCAGGTACTAGTCCAAAACTTGGATGTTCAGTACCTGCTAGTTCCATTAGTCTTTTAGCCATATTTTCTGCTTGTACTTCTCTTGATAACATTACTGCATCAAACAAGTCGTAGCCTAAGTTAAGTTCCTCGGCCATCCAACGCAAGGCAATGTTATCACGAGGGTGACAAGCACCACCGTCTCCCATGCCTGGTTTCATATAACCTGGTCCCATAATTCGTCTGTCACTTTGAGCAAGTGCATCACATACAACTTCTGCGTTTATGTTACCTTGCTTTTCTGCAACATCCTGTATCATGTTTACAAGTGATACTTTTGCTGATATAAATGTGTTGTAGAAAACTTTAATACATTCGCATTCGTCCCATGTTCCAATAATATAACGCGGTTCGTTTTGCATGATTGTTTTATAGAAATCTACGAGTTCTTTTGCATCACCTGTTTCGCTACCATCACTGGTACCGATCATTACCATCTCTGGATTAACCATATCCCACTTGACTGTGCCCATAGCAATTAAGTATGGATTGTACACAAATCTAGCATTTGGTAATAGAGGGATGAATTCTCGTCTAACAGTACCTGGTAGTACTGTGCTGATAAGGACTATTAATTGTTCGTTGGTTGCTACCGCATTTACTTTACTGAGGATATCTTTAACTATCGTGTAATCAAAGTCCTTGTTTGGTAAATGGCTGGTAGGTGCTTTTCCATCATACTGCGGGTCATGCGGTGTAGGTACAGCAACAAAAACAATATCTTGTCCTCTTACTGCATCCTCTAATTCATTAACCATTGTAAAGTTTTCAGGCTCTACAGGGTTAACATCATACCCAACAACATCATGTACTTCGGCAACCATCTCGGCGCAGGCTTGTCCCAACTTGCCTACCCCAATAAATCCGATTGAGGCCATTGTATTCTCCTGTGTTGTGTACTTTAAAGTACGCAAGTATTTATCAAGGAGAATTATACCTATACAGGTAGTATTGGCGAATTAAGATTAAGTCTTATTTACTCTTTTGGTAAGTTTGCTAACTTTTCTTCGAGCTCTTCGTATGAAGTAGCAGTAAAGTTTAAGTTGATATTAATCCTTTTAACATTTTTATCTGGTCTGTGAACTGAATGCCACTGCTGATGATTAAATGTGTACCATGGGCCTATTTCAAATTGTACTTCTTCTGCAAGTTCTATTTTACTTGCATCTGGAACTCTCCAGTTTTCGTACATGTGAAATGGTTCTGTTTCCTCATACCAACGAGTTACTGCATCGTCTCCTGCTAGTAAGCAGAACATACTTGACTCTCTGCTGTGTCCGCAATGTGGGTATAACAAGTTTCCTTGCGTTTGTACTTGTAGTATAGGATCAATAGTGTCTGGTTCAATGCCTAACATCTTACCAGCGTTTTCTTTTAGCTCGTTTGCAATCTCATCTGGAATCATAAATGCATCAATTTGCATTTCTTTATTGCCTTCTGCTTTCCATCCATACATTTTTGCAAGTAAAATTTTTCTTCTTTTAAATTCTCTTGCTATCTTAACGCCTACAATATCTTCGATCTTCTTTTGTGTGTCTGCAGAATCATGTTCTCCAGCATAAGAAATATCTCTCCATGGACGGTATTGTAGTTCCAACTCGTCTGTTTTATTTGTAGCGAGTTCACAGAGATAGTCTTTCATATCCTGCGTCATAAATTCTAAATCTGATTTAATATGATATTTCATGTTGGCCCTTGCAAATATTTTATATAGTATTACTTGTATTTATCAGAGATGTTTTTTTCATGTATAAAAAAAGAAGAAAATATAAAAGGGGCACGGTATTTGCTTATTACATAGTAAGGTGTAAGATTTCCCACACCTACCTGTCGTAAGGCATTATATAGCGGCTGGCGTCGAAGAGGTGTGGGATTTCTTACCCTTTATTGCCCCTATAGGGACAAAATTTTGTCCCTGAATTCACAACTCAGTTAACATTCCTGTTAATGATCATAAATAATTCTGTAACACAACTGTAACATAACTGTTGATTAATAGTTGCAATTCACATTAGTGATAAAGGAACTACAACGTGTACGGTCTGGTTACATACAAAAGGAGACTGAAATGGCGAATCCAATAGGAGCAGTAGCCAGATTAACTCGTCCATTAAGTGACATAGCATCTGACTACTTTAAAAAATTTGACTCAATGATGAAATCTGGAAATATAGAAAATATATTACCGAGGGTTTCTTAATTTAGTTAATACAAAAAAGGGGCATTAATTGCCCCTTTTTGTTATATTACTACTCTTAGCATTGACAGGTTAACCTGAATCTCCGCTTCTTATATCATTGTTCTTTGATATAACTTTCTTTAAGACATCTAATTTTACCCCTGATAACTTTGCATAATAATTTAATGCGTTAGTATCCTTAGGGAAACAATGTCCTCCGAAACCTTTTTGTCCATCTGGGCCTGGTACTTGCATGTGGCTTTTGCCTATGCGTGGATCACTTGCTAACATTTCTGTAAACTGTTCCCAATCTGGTTTAGCACCACTTGCCTCAAATAGTTCATGTATCTCATTAAAGAATGTTACTTTAGTTGCTAACCAACTATTAATAGTATACTTAATAAGACTTGCTGTAATTAAATCTACTTTATATGTAGGCACAACTTTAACACTACTGTGTCTATTGTATGCTTTTTCAACTGCATCGCAGTCTCTCCACTTGCCACCTAGTACTTGCATGTTAGGATTAATAAAGTCGGAATGAGCATTTGCTTCTGTGAGGAACTCTGGGTTATAAACAATCTTTACCCCAAAGTCTTTCTTCATTTGTGTTAAGTGCTTAGGTGTAATAGTGCTTTTAATAACTACAATACCTTTGTACTGCCTATCGTATAAGTCGCTTAGTACTTGTCTAACAATGCTTACATCACAATCGTCATGTGATTCTTGTTGTGCTGTTGGAACACATACAAATGTAATGCTTGGTGCAAACTCGATTAAGTCGTCTATTGTGTTGTTGTTAAGTTTTGTATCAACAACAAACTGTTCAGTGTTTTTGTTAAAGCCAGCAATAACACTGCCTCCTACAAAACCTGCACCAACAATTCCTAACTTTAAATTACTTTGGCTCACCTGTATACCACTCCTTGACTGTACTAACTCTAAATGAACGCCATGCGTCTTTGTCTGTACACCATACTACATAGTGGTCGCTTTTAGGATCATACTTTTTAATTTCAATAGTGAAATCGCCTAGTTCAGGATTAAGTGTACAAGGCATTGTACGAATTTCTTTTGTGTGTAGTTTTTCAAATACTACAGTTACAATTCCTTTCTGAGCTTCCGCAAAGAACTTTTCTGGATCTTTCATTAGTTTACCTTCAATATAAAATTATATTATACACTCACTGAATGCAAGTGTCAATCACTTTTTACCATCAAAATAGTCAGTCATCCACACAGCAGCATACCAACATGCTACAGGTATAATAAAAAGTAATATTATTGAGAACTGAAAATATGTCACCAATTGTGTACCACATTAGCCATAATAAAAAAGCAGGTTAAAAAGTTAACGCCAACAATTAATGTTCTTACAATAGTAATATAATTGTCGTATGGTTCAGTGGTTTCATCATCGTAGCCACCTAAACTATATTGCCATATAGTCCATAACTTCTTCATTGTATAAGACCTTTTTCAAGTAGGTCTTGTATTTGTTTTTCTCTAACCATTGCACCCCAGCGTCTAGGATTAACATAAGTTTTCTTAAAGAATCTACACATTTGTTCGTTAGGGTTAAACAACATCATACTATTAATGGCTTCGTTAAGTTCGTGTCCTATCCTGCATACTTCTTTGTATAACAATTCCTGTTGCCATTCAAGTCTAGTATAACTACACTTTAAATCGTTTAGGCCATCAAACTTAGGTGCTACTTCATCATAGAAGAAACTTTTAAACCAATCAAAATCAGATATTAAATTAACGTCCCAGTCACTTAGTACTGCCATATGGCAACCTAGTCTAGCACCATATAGAGCCCATAAGCCGTTAGGAACATCAGTACCAATGTTGCACCATGTTTGTAATCTGTTATAGTTACCGTACCATATTTGTTGTTGGAATTCGTCTGGTGATACTCTTGCACCTTGATCCAAACTCATTTTAACACCTTCTCTGAATCCTGCTCTAAATGCTTGGAAGGGTGATGCTGTTTGGTGTACTTCTGAGAATGTGTCGTTGAGTTGTATATAGTTTAACTTCCAGCAAAACTCCATACCTTCACCGTCTGTTGCGGCTTCATGTGTGTTAATGCTTTTGGTATATTCAGTGGGCCAACACTTTAGTCCACCATTGCCGTATACTAATCCGTTAAGAATGTTCTTTGCATTCCAACTAAAGATACTTTCTGATATGTTGTTGCCGTCTAAATCTGTATCAGGTACATCTAACACTTGCTCAAAGAAGTCGTCCATGACAATGTTATCTCCATCAACTGTGATAAAGCGATCTGTTTCTGATTGATTAGCGGCTGTTTTATGTGCCGCATCAAAACCTTTAACTCCATGTACACGCTTTGCCCACGGTACCTTGTTCAATAGATCTGCCCAATGTTCTTCGCAATTGGGTTCATCGTATGAAATATAGAAAATGTCTAGCTCAGTGACATCTATCTTTGCCATATTGTGTTGTCCTGTTTATACTCTCAAGTATTTATCGAACAAAGGTTGTGTGTAAACTGTACAATGGCGCAAGTCTGCAAGTAGTTCTTTAGTAACTATTTTTTCTGTTAACAGCTCAACCATCGAAACTGTGATGGTATCAAATATAACACCTTGCTGATCAGCATCACACATAAAGAATTTAAATATTCGTTTACCATTAATTGTTGCTTGTATAGGGTAAACTCCTTTCATTGTTTCCTTAAACTTATCGCTTAATTGTATTTCTGCATGATCTTCTTTGATAGAAACCATACAATCTGCTACTTCTAATTCAGGATCAAACTCTACTTTAACAGTATCATCTGCTGTTAATGTTGCATACACTGTTGCTTGTGGGCGTATTTGTATTTCGCATGTTTGATCTTTTCGTGTTACTACCCAAAACTTATTAACATCTTTATCATCTAGTTCATTAATAACATGCTGATCAAAATTGTATGTGAGCCATAATGGATTAACTTCGTGTGGTTCTTGATGACATATACTCATTATGTCGCCACGCTCATCGAAGTATACACGCCTTGCTCTAGTTTCTTGAGCTTTCACTAAGTTATCAAAACCACCGTGTGTTCCTTTTTCATCCAAAAATCTTTGCTTTCTTGCTAGTGCCTGTGGACTAAGTTCGTCGCTCATTTTTTCTCCTCATACTTGTAATTGTCAAATAGTTTCTGTGTAAAAATACTACATCCTCTAAAATCAGTAGGTGTTTCTTTTATTACTTTTTTACTATTTAGTATATCGTACAGTGATATGTTTATAGTGTGGAACATAAAACTAGGATCGTTTTTCGATGTTATATACAACGGGAATACTTTTCTGCCGTTGATAACAGCATCCTCTATTGCAATTTCTGCATACTTTTCTAAAAGATTTAAATGTGGAGTAACTGTTATGTCCTTAGAACTTAAAACTATTTTAATGTCGTATGCTGACTTAGAATTGTTATCTACTTGAAATAAGAAGTCATCTTCTGTACTAATTTTATCAATTACCACAGGGCGTACTTCAATAAATTTTACATGCTTATTGTGTTTGTCTGTGCGTATACGATACAAGTTCCAGTTCTTGTCTTGTAATATACTTACTTGTTCGTTGTTAAACTTAGCAGTTTCATATTTGTCTGCTAGTTTTTCATTCCATTCTTTGCTCATAGATATAATTGTGCCATCTTCTTCGTGCCACAAGTTCCAATCTAATGATTCAATATGCTTTGTTAAGCCAGCAACATCTCCACCATGCTCTTCTTTGGCTTCCATGAATCTTTTCTTTCTAGCAAGTGCTGCTTCAGATACCAAGATCGTTCTCCATTTGTTTTACCATATCTGGCTTCATCCAATTTTTTTCTACATAATGAAAAGGTAATAGTTGCTGAAAGTTTCCTATTTTAAAATCATCATACTTGTTATAATAAGTAGGTAATGTCTTAGTCCAATTCTCATCTATAAGTGTAGATGCTATATCCTGTACATGACTTTTCATGTGTACAAAAGTAGGAAAGTTATTTGCTAGTGGCTTAGTACATTCTGCTTCAATGTCTAACAATTGCATTGCTAATGCATACGCAACATCTCCGCTTAACCATGCTGGCTTGCCTTTGGGCATATACTTATAAAACATTCGTTGCCAGTGTTGGAATATGATTTCAATCATTGCAAACAATTCACTAGCCAAGTCGCTTTTCTTAAAATAAAAGAATGCTGTGTACACATTAGATAATTCATTAGCAACAAAATACTTTCTATAGTAATCACTAGTAACAACATCTCCCCTGTATGTTCTAACATTTGTAGTAGCCCACACATCTCGTTCGCTTAACATATCCCACCAGTAACTTACATCAGTGGGGAATATCATATCAGTGTCTAGTATAACTGTTTCGTCATACGGTGACATATAATAGAACTTCCACTTGTTATTGATCTTCCAAGGTTGATTTTCAGCATCGTCATTCCATGGAATATCAACAATATGATCAAAAACTTGTTTGTGTTTTGTTTTAATTAATGCTTTCGTTGCGGCGTCTACACACACTGTTAGATTGCTTACAGTGCTCTGTGTTAACTTTAAATTGAGTGCTAGGGCATACGCCTGTTCTAAGTAATCAACAGTCTTATTGTTTTGTGCTATTACTATGTATCCTCTGCTCATAACTTAATCGCTAATAATAAAAAGATTGCTATTAAAACTATGTTTGTCATAAAGATACCTATTGCTAGAATAGTGTGATACCATATCCATCGTGTTTTATATGCGTTCTCGATTGTGACTTCGTTTGGGTCAACATCATCTGCCATCATATCGATAACTTTCTTTTCTTCTTGTCCTTTTTGAAACTGGTTATCGGCTTCTCTCTGCCAACCCCACTCTAAAAATTTATCCCACCAATTCATTTTACTTGCCCTTTAAAAAATAATTATTTCCTCTACTAAACTTCCTTATTTTGCCATGGTACCACATCACACCCCATAAAGAAGTCTTTTTCATTTTTGGCAAAGTGTATTCCCACTCCACTCCTTCGGTGTCAATCCAAGTACAGTGGTACCCATACCAGATATGACTTTTATACCATTTGACACTACCGCCGTCTGTTATAAGTTTTTCCAGTGTCCAAAAATAACAGTTGTTCCTTTTTGTTACTAGCCTGTATGGCCACATCCAAAAGAATATTACAAATATCCAGAATGCACAAAACTTTCTTCCTAAATCTTTACTCATTGCCCTCTTTAAAATATCTTTCTATTGCTAGTTTACAACTATAAAATGCTAAGTAGAAACCTGCTATAAAACTTGCTATTAAAAATGTAAACAACCAGTTTATAGGATCTGCTAACATCATAAACATATTAACATATACTGCGGCATCGGATTGTTCAGATGCTGTGTTGTAGTATGGATTCTCGTCACTTTCCCATTTTGCGTCGGCACTTGCCTCCCACATTTCCGCTTCTTCTTGAAGCTCTTCAGCAATTATGATTAGTTCTTCCCATTCCTCACCACCGACTTCACCTGTGTATTCATATACATTTGTACAGCCATCTATTAAGCATGATTCCTTAACTTCTTCATATGTCACTCTGTAGGTTACAGTATTCACAATAAAGCCTACAAACAATGTGTAAACTATACCTGCGAGTATGTAATACCTAGTCTTCATCAAACTTTCTGCCCTTGGAATAACTATCCTCTGGATCTATTTCTGCATCTGCATTCATAAATCTCATGCGTTGAATCAAGTCCCAATTTATAGAATCAGTTTTCCATAAATCGCTGACAGCCGGTCTGTGGTCAGCCATATCTTCTTGTTTCTTTTTAGCCATCAATAAACCTCCATGTTTCCCTAAAGAGACAGAAACGCCTATCACCTTTTGCAGTTTCATATACAAACTGCATAGACAATAATTGCACTACTTTGCCTTCAAACTTTCCGTTCAAAGAACAAGTGTGTTCAATTAGATCACCTACCTTCGGTGTTTTCTTTGCTATCTTTTTCATCCTCTTCAGGTTTGAGATGGCTCTCATCTTCACCGTATCTACCACGCTGACGATTTCCATCTCCGTTTAATTCTGTTAAATCTTGTTGTCTCTTTCGAAAGTCCTTGTCTTCAGGCGACATAGTCGAGTAACTCCTTGCTAATTCTGTTGATTGCCCATTTGTTCATTACATGCAAATCAACTCCGCTCCATTTGGTAATCATAAAATCACCAGGTGATCTAGGCTTTTCTAAATACAACAAAAGAGTGTCCTCGCTCATTGCACTATGTACATCATCTGTATCAAATGTTTTGTACAGTGTTGTAGGCAGTTGAGGGATTCCTTTATCTATAAAGCCCGACATCGTGTGTGCGGCTACACTAAAACTATAATCGTTTCTATATAACCTACCTTTCCATTTGTATAAGTCTCTGTAAAATTGACTGTTGTCTTTTACATGTTTTACACAATTGAAAAAACTTTCTACATATGGTGTCTTTTTAAAGTACACCACAGTGGCCCAATACATTGTTATGCCTAATTCGTTGAGTCTATCTAAGTTTTCGAATTCTCTTTCGTGCATAACATCTTGCCACTTCCAATTCATCATCAGTTCGTTGTTGTGTTCCCAACACTGATTCAATGTATCACTTAATATAAGGTAGTCTGCATCAAGTAATATAGTTTCATCATACGGTGAGATATCGTATGCATCACATCTGTTTACATTATAAAATGATAAGTTTTTTGCAGTGTGACTGGTATCTTTGTATATCCGTATGTTTGCTCTTTTAAAGTTTCTATCTTTTTCACTAATGACTATATTGTTTATTGCTTTCTTAATAGTCTTTTTGCCTAGCTCTTTTTCTGCGTGAGCTAAACTATGCGAATCTGTTACCACAGTGATATCCTTAATACCTAAGTGTTTTTGTATTAAGAAACTGTTTACTACTGCCAACTTGAAATAATCTATTTCGTCGTTGTTATGGGCAAACATTAAGATGCCGCGGCTATTCTTCCTTTTCATTTAAATCCAAAATCTTATGAACTTTTCTTGCTCTGCGTAATTTTTCATACTCAGTGTAGTAGTCATTTGTAACTTCGAACCATCTACTAAGAATCTCTTTATGAAATTCTTTTAGCTCTACTTTGATAGGATTATCAAAACTGTCTAATAGAACTGCATCTTTATGCTTGAGATCTATAAGTTGCTTACAAAATGTAAGTAATGGTAAATCAATAACAAATGTACCACCGTTAATACTGTAGCTCAATAAGTTTTGAGTTTTAGCCTTCAAGGCAGCGTTCTGATTGTTCAGGGTGACTCGGTAATTTGCAAATTCTAGTGCTTTAGATAATCGTGTACTCATACCTATATTTAAGCCAAAAAAAAGCCAGTAACTGTAATTACTGGCTTTTTAAAGTTAGTTAATTATTAACTTCCGCTAATTGTTCCTACACTGTCTGTTGGTGTAGCAAAACTAAAGCCTGAACCACTTGCGTTAGGCTGATTTCTTCTTGCGTTAATAGTAAGTGTACCGTTTACCGCTTCATCAAGCACGTTATCGCCTTCATCTCGTAATTTTGTTTGAATTGAAATTACAGTTGGGTTAGTTGTGCTATTTACTTTAGCAAGTACTTGAATATAGTCTGAAGTATATGGAGATGTTCCACCATAGTAAATCATAATTTGTTGGTAACTAGTAGTTAACTCATAAAAACCAAGTCCTGCACTTGTACCAGCACTTGCTGATGTTGTGTTATGATATAACCATACATCTGAAATACCACTTAGTTTATTAGTCCATTGTGTATTCTGAGTATTACTTGTACCACCACTTCTACTTGCACTCATGCCTACAGCACCACCGCCGTTAAAGAATGCTCTACAAGCACCCTCATTAGCAAATGTCCATGTAGTAGTTTGAGTTAGTGTATTAGTCCACGATGATGTTCTAGTAGTACTACCATCTGTTGCCGCTGTTCTACCTGCTGGTGAAAATCTATTATCCCAACAATCTTTAACGTTTAGCATCAAGTTATTCCAAGTTGCCGCTGTTATAGTATCTGATGTTGATACATCTGAACCTACACCTGATCTTACTGATTGTCCTAAGAATGCACACATTGCCTGTACATCATCCTGTAAATCTTTAAAACCACCTGCGCCTGTATCTTGCACTGTATTACCTGCACTTGCTGCACTAACACCTGCACCACCTTGATTCCAACCGTAAGTGTTTGCTACTGTAAATGTACCTGTCGTTACATCAGCAGCGCCACTTAATAAAGTGTTTACATTTGTTCGAGCATTATTAAAGTCCGCGGCAGCAATCGTGTCCGTGCCTGCTACGACTTGCGTCATATTAGTGCCGCCTGTTATTGTTACTGCTGATCCTGAAGCCATTTAAATCTCCTAAATTTATTTTACGCCTATTACTGCTTCGACAACACCTTCGTTGCCATTATCTTTGTTTTCTAATGATCTACCAATTATTGCTTGTAGAGGAGTTTCATCGTCCGCCGCCCATGCTAATCCTGGTACATCACTAGATGTTAATCTTTGTCCTTTTTTGACTTTGCCAATTACTTTAACAGGTACTCTGCCCTGTAATGCAACTGGAAGACCGTCAATGTCTTTGTTCATTAAATATGCTGGATCTGTTGAGATCACACCAAATACTTCTGTGTCTGCATGTTCTGTTGTCATTGTTATTTCAGCATCGCCACCAATTTTAACAACTGTGCCTGCTGGGTAATCTGCGTCTGCTGTGTATTTCTCTGCCAAGTCAGCATATCTAGCCTGTGTTGCTGTACCGCTAAACAAGCCTGCTGTTACTGTACCACTAAAGTTACCTGTAGTTGCACCAGTTAAAGCACCACTGTTAATACTTGCTGTACCATCAGTTAGTGTAGCACCTGTGACAGTAGCAAAAGATGTAATTGCTTGAGCACCTGAGATAGCACCGTTAGTAATTGTAACTGTGCCGTCTGTTAATGTGTCGCCGTTAATTTCACCACTTGCATCTAAATCTGTAACACCTGTAACAGAACCTGATGAAACACTAAAAGAACCATCTGTTAATGTTGTTGCGGCTACTGTTCCTGCTGTTAATGTACTTGTACTTGGAACATAAGTTAATCCTGAATGTGTAACAGTTGATACATTACCGGAGCCTGCACCTAAAAACACATTATGTGATTGTGATGCTGTTACTGGTCCTGCTGTAATTGTTGCACCTGCAACAAGCGATGTTGATGTTGTTGCTGCTGTAAGTGTTGAGAAGTTAACAATATCTGTTGCACTTGATGCTGTTGTACTAATTGTACCTGTTGTTAATGTTACATCATCAATGTCAGCACTTTCTAGGTTTGTTAATGTGTTAACTGCGGCAAAGTCTAAGTCTCCTGATACATGCAAATCATGTACGAAAATTTCTTTAACTTCGTTTGAGACATTACCTAATGTTACATCACCTAAAATTCCAATTACATTTGGAGTTCCTGACTGACCTACTTGAATTTCGTTTACATGTAGTTCATCGAATCTATTTGAAGCGTCACCTAGTACTGCTCCAACAGTATCAGGCACCCAGTTAACGGAACCTGTATGTATATAATCTGCTGAACTAATTGGTGCACCACCAACATAAAGAGCATTTGCTTGATCAGCAAATGTACTAGTATCTGATTGTGCAATACTTGAATCTGTATAATCTGCTCTAAGGTTCATACCCTTAGTAATTGTACCACTAAAACTGTTTACATTTGATAGTGAAGGGTAGTAAGGGTCGTTTGCATCAATTGAAAAGGCTGTATCTGAGAAGATAGCCATAACAGTTGCGCCTGCACTATCATGAGCTGCGTCTGCAAACTCACCTGGTGTTGAACCGTCACTAACATATTTAAGTGCTAAAACTGGAACATGACTTGGTGAGCCACCTTGTGCTGTTAAAAATAATGTTTCAATTTTTGCACCATAGTTTGAAGCACTACCTGATTGAGAGCCACTTAATGCTGATGTTACTGTACCACCTGGTAATACTGCATCTCTAAATACTGCACCGTCATGTACTTTTAATTTGTCTTCTGTTAAATCAAAGTATTGTGTTCCTGCAACTAAGTCTGTTGTTAATGCTGTTGCTGCTGTTGGAACTAAAGATGTTCTTGCCCATGTTGATCCGTTATAAACTCTTAATGTATTTTCACTTTTATTATACCATAAATGCCCAGTTGGAAGAACTGATGCAGCTGGTGGATTATTAGAAGCAAAGTTTTCTAAGTGACGAACTGAGTTTGTTGCAAGACTCTGACCATAACTAACAGCGTTTCTGCCGATTAGCGTCAGGGACGTGTCAGTATTAAGTAGTTCATCCGTTACGGATATTACTACATTGTCATTTGTTGTTATTGAATACGCCATTTAAAATTTCCTCTTAACTTAACTGAACCCTAATTGTATAAATTATTTCTATTACCCTGTTCTGGCTTTTTTGAACTGGGTGAAAGATTACATGAGTTAACATCTTCGGGTTATCTGCATCAAAGTTTTGTGCCTTTGTAAAAACTCCTAATTCATCAAATATGTAATCACCTGTATTATCTGTACTGCTATCAAATACATCTTGTGGATTACTTGCACTATCTGGTTCGTTATATCCCAAAGTCACTGTCATTTTAATATCAGTATAAGAAGACCCAGTAATAATTTCTATTTTATTATTCTCATCAGCGTCAACACCATGTATTGATTTGTGATGCGTTTTATTATATAACGAAGCCGATGCTTCGAATGCTTCACTAACTCTAGGTGAACGGTATAAAACCTTACCACCTGCTGTATCAACACTTGTTCCGCCGTTGCCAAAAGCAATAAAGTTAATATGTGAATCAGCAGTGTTGTTTAATGCCTCTGCTACAATTCGTGCCATATTGCCGTAATGTATAGCATTTCTTTTGTTGATTAATTCTTCTTTGGTTTCTGCATCGCGGATCACAATGTGTCCACTCATGTTTAAACCAGCATTATCAACAACTTGTTCTTGCTTTTCCATATTATCCAAATCTTTTGCCTTGTCTTCTTGCATTGTACTTATTTATCACTTTTCATTAAACTACATTTTAAATGCTGTCCCATGCAACTGAATCCCATGGTCTACTATCAAAACCAACACTTGATACTGAATCACCGTGTAAGAATGCAGCAATTGTGCTTCCACTTCCGGTATTTCTATTGGTAACATCAGTAATACTTTTCTGTGAACCGTCTGCTTTTAGCCAATTTGCAACACTTGGGTCTCTGTTTGCAAAGCCTTCGCTACCACCGTCTTTAATCGAAGCATCAAACACATCTGCTTTACCAGCGGAAACAACTGGTGCTCCTGCAGGGTGAGCAACAAAAGTATTACCTAATATTGCATTATTGCTTGAATCGTATGTGTAAACTGGGCCATTTGGTACTGTAGTACCTCTTGTTCCTCTAGTTACACCAAGTAATTTATTACCTGATATCTTGAGATATTCAATTCTTTCACTGTTATCAATCCACACAGCACCTGGAATACTTGCTTTAGGTATCGGTAACTTACTAGCATCTGAGACTTCAATTTCTGTGTCCCATGCATTAATTGCTGTAGCAGTTGTAGTTGAACCTGAGCCATCGCCTAAAATTCTTAAATACTCGTCACCACCAAATAAGTCTTGGTGTACAAGATACTCTGTTCTTACTGCTGATACACCGCTAGTAATTGTAACATCACCAGCATTAGTAATAACTGTACTGTTTACACCTGCTAATGGTATTTCAAAACTAGTAGTTGTAACATTAGCAATTGTAAACGAACCACTTAAAATTGTATTACCTGTATCAGTTAATGTAACAGTATCTGCATCATTAAGCAATGTAGCCGCCTGTGGACTTGTAATTGTTACAACATTAGCAACTGAATTTGAAATATTTGCAGCTACATATGGTCCTACACTAATAGCAGCAATCGGTACATTATTTGCACCATATGCAATTGGGTCTGTTGTTACATGCATAACAAAGTTTTCTAACGGACTTAAATAAACAAGTTCCTCTGGTCTTTCTTCACCGTACAACATTTGATTAAACGATACGCCGTCAAAGCCATCATAAGTAATACCGCCTTCTCTGTAAGTACTATTTCCTGTAAATGTTCCTTCGTAGTTTTCAACATTAATCATGCTGTCAAACTGTGAACCAAATCCTGAAGTTGCATCAAACTCTGTAGTATCGTAACCGAACGAACCTTGTAACATTAATGAGTCTTGACCTGAAACTGTCATTGCAAACACGTTAGCATCTAGCTCTTCACCTTGCCATGTGCCGCCAACTTTTTCTTTGATCAAGTATAATGTTTTAGCCAATGCACCTGATTCAACTGCACCTTGTATTTGAATAGCATTTGATGTATCTGTAATAATTACATTACCGTAATCTTCTTGTGTTACTGATCTATATCTTTCATCTGTTACTGCAAAGTTTGTAGAGTAAATATATCCTGCTACATCTTTTTCAAATTGTGCTCTAACATCTGGATCAAACTTAAACATTCTACCACTTGCTGAATAACTGTTAGATGAAACATTACTAACATTTGCTATACTGTTTGAGTTAATGTCTGCAATATTTTCTGCTATGCTAACTGTATAACTTTGTGATGCCGCATTGTGTCCATACGCCGCTAAACGCCAATCAACTCTATCAAAAATCATGCTAACTTTGTTAGTACGAACTGGTGCTGTTGGTCCCCATTCGGCTTGACTTAAACTGTAAGCACCAAATGCTTTAGCATAGTCATTGCTGTTAGACATAATATTTCTGTCAGCACCATTGTGGAAGTCTAATGTTCTAACTTCGCTTAGTGCTGGATCTGGGTATGCCGGTACATCATAGTCACTAACCATTTGTTCATTAATGTATTCTAGTGGTGCTCGTTTACCGTCTTTATATTCTCTAATTTTTGCTGTGTAAGGCTTAACTTCATTCATGTATTCAATTACACTTTCAAAGTTGTCTGGTTTAAATCCTGTGCGTTGTACAAGATCTTCCTCTTCTTTTTCAATGTAAACATATGAAGTTTTAAATGCCCAATCTAATTCAGCCTGTTCGCCCATTATGTATTTTAATAGTTCAAAGAATACTTCATTAAATTGTGGTGTGTTTGCAAACACAACATCTTTAAGTGCTAGTAACAATGCTCTCAATTCTGTTTGCATTGTTTCATTTATATCATCTGTAAAGATTGTATCTTTTAATTTAACTGTTTCTTTTTCAATAGCAATTAGTGAGAACTTGCTTAGTGCTGGGCTCCATCTCCATAACTGGAATCTGCTGTTTCTGCCAGCCTTAACCATTACAATAGTACCGTCTACAATAGTACTGCTGTTTAATTTACCTAGCTCTTTAACACTTTCAACTGTAAACGATGCTTTATATGTATCGTCATATCTAATCTTTTCGTTAGTTATATCATCTGTGTAAATAGTTTCAAACCAGTTTATATTCTCAACGTATGTATTAGTTGTTAAGTTTGAATCCCAGCCTGGATGTAATGTATTTAATTTTGTATCTGCTAGTATTTCATTTAAGATATATTGTAATACTCGTCTTGCCTCTTTAGGCTTTTTAAACATTGTTTGACGAGGACGGAAGCCAACACCGTAACGCTCAATATCACTGAGGTTATCTGCTGGTACTTTGTTTCCTGCAGAGTCAATTTCACATAAACTGTCAATTAGTTTTTGTGCTATATCTTCAGGTACATTACTGTTGTTATCATTTTCTCTTAACAACTTCCACGAAGCATGTTTTAATCCAACAGGGTTAATGTTTCTGCTTAGATTAATTTGTATGTTCTGCTCATCTTCACGCAATGTTTTAGTAAGGTTACCCATTATAAAACTTGCAACTTTAGTATCAGCAATACTTAATGCATTTGGATCGTGCTTACCTGCACTAATAAAGCTCACAGTGTTTAAGCCTTGTCCAATTGGATCTGCTAAGAATCTTGCTAAGTTAAATGTAGTTGTTTTTCTACCAGCAAGTTGTGATGCTAGTGTAGAAATAGAGCTTACATTCTGTACCCAATAATAGTAATAGTTTCTATACTGATTAGTTGCTGGGTCAATTCTTCTTTCAATGATAAACTCACTACCGTTTTTAGGAGTACCAGTTCCGCCATTAGCAGCATACTCTAAAGGAGGCACATCACTTTCAACCCATTCAAATAGTGTTATTGCACTACCAGGGAATGTGCTACCCCAATTTAACCAACGCTCTCTGTTTGTTCCTTGCTCGTACCAGTTATATCTAACTGTGTTAGTGTTCCACCATGTTTGTCCAACATTTGGTCTGCCAAATACAGCACGAGTGTTTGTATAAACTACAGGATCTGATTTACTAGTATATGTTATTTCAGCATCAACAAATGCAGGTAATACGCCTTTAAACGGATCCCACATGTCGTAGTCGTAATCTTTATTACCAGTTGTGCTATCGTACACAATAGTGTTCTTAATATACTTGGCATCTACTAAAGGTTCTTGTTCTCTAATTACTGTACCGTTTTCTAAATATGCCCAGCCGTTGTTTTGATAGTTATCAATCCATACATTACCAAATTCGCTTACTGTGTTAGATATGTTTGCACCATCGTTTTGTGCAATAAGATCTTCGTTTGCATATCTTTGACTTTCTAAATATAATACTTTTGCATTTCTTGCATCGTTAGTAGATTGTACAAATGTTCCATCTAAATTTCTTAATTCGTATTGATATAGATCACCAACATAAGTAACATTTGCATCGCCTAGCATACTACTGCCGTCACTGCCAAAGCCGCCGTTGTCTACACCGTAAACAACCATTACTTCTTCTGGCAAGTCAGTACCTGAACTGTAGTCATCACCAAACCCTGGAATATTAGAATTACCACCAGTGCCTGGTCCGCCTAAGCCATTACCACCAGGTCCGCCTAATCCTAATCCGTCGTTACCTGGACCGCCATTGCCTAAGCCTGGTATACTTCCATCTGGGAAGCCTGATCCATCGCCTGAACCTGGATTAAGTCCGCCTAGGCCTAGATTGTTAATGTCATCTTTATCTCTAAGGTTTTCGTCGTTTTGCGGTGTTCCGTCAACTGCTTGTAAGTCACCAACATCTGGATTGTAGTCTCCAATCGGTATACCCAACTTGTCTAAGAACCCAGGTGTTAACTCATCAAATTCTATTCCGTCATATCCTGGGGCATTTAAAACTAGCTCGTCTATATCATCATTAATAGGAGATACATCAAAGTTAATATCGTTAGGATCATATCCTGCATTTAGTAATGCTGTGTTTAAAAGATCTGCTAAATGCTGTGTAACTGGATAAGAAACTTCTTGTCCAGGAATTCCTAACTTACTTAATACATCTGCTTTTTCTGAACAGTCTGGTATCTCTCTTGCTGTTAAATAAATTCTTGCTCCGGAACCACTTTCTCCATGTGAAGTAAGATCACCGTACTTACCTGACCCTGGTGCATAGTTACCTGGATCTCCAAGTGATTCACCTGTGATTGGATCTATTGAACCTAGACCGGAACCACCTGCTGAAATGCCGTCGCCTATGTTAGGATAATCATATTCTAATGGTATACCCTGACTTAGATCTGATGGGAATTCTTTATATACACCTCTGTCTATAACTCGCAATCCTAAAATTGCTTTAGTATCAGGATGTACTGCTGTAACAACAAACTTAGCAACACGATCAGGTGAACCTTGTGATGGAACAAAATTGCCTTGTGCATTCATTACTTCCATTTTAATTACAGGTCTAATTTTAGCAGGCATGTTTGGTTGCTCTGTTGAACCTTTACCTACATCAACAACTCTAATAACTGGAGGCCTTGAAGGATCGTATCCGAAGCCTGGGTTACTTATGTTTACTGATTGTATGCCACCTTTTGCATCTAATTTAACAGAACCAACTGAGGCTGATGCACCTGGTGTTGTTCCGTCACCAACAAATACTTTAACATTTGCCTCTGATGAATAGAATGCACCTGGAAGTTCAACACATAATTCATGTAGTTTACCAAACGGTGATGGTACTGGTGTACCACCTACAACTCTTAATCTATCGCCAACAACATAACCACTACCACCTGTAAACTCAGTGTTAGTTGTCATAGTAGGTGTTTGTGTTATTGTATTACCTGAGTTAGTTGTAGTTGTACTTACAGTTGCACTTGTTACGCCAGCAACATGTGTGCCTGATGTACTACTTGTAAGGCCCGACATATCTGTTTGACTGTTGAATGGTGCTGCTGTAGCAGACAATTGTTGGAAAGTTCTAACAATGTGGAAGTCTAATACTTCTTTGTATGCTCCGCCTCTACAACCGTCTCTAACAGTAATTGGTGCTGCTGAACAACTACTTACTTTAACTGCTCTTTGACCTTTGCTTGAAGTACCTGATGCTGTATATCCAAACCCACCATTACATTCAATTTCATTTAACACTGCACCCGGAACTGCCGGAATAGTAATCTTTTTATTATTAATAATAAATTCGTCACCTGGTGTTAAATTTCCCACACCGTCTTCTGTAAATAATACACTTGGTGTAGGTCTAGAAATTTTTGCTCTTGCTGGTGGACCATCTGGTACATAAGTAAATGTTCCGTCTGGATTAGTAATTTTCTTTTTCGGTGTAAATTCTATTTCAGGATCTTGTGTCCAATCAATAAGTTCGTTAATTGGTGCATCATCTGAATTTAATGTTTCGGGTGATGTTAATCTTCTACCAAACGAATTTGGATCTAGTCCTGCCATGTAAGGATTATTACCTATATCAGAACCTGGTATAATTGTTGGAGGTCCTGCAGGAGTAGTAGTAAATACCGCATCGTTGTATCCAGGAATGTTACTTGTACTACCTGGAGTATTTGTTCCAGCTCTATTAAAGCCTGCTGTGTTTCCGCCAACACTTGTAGTAAATCCATTAAACGAATCATTAAAGCCGCCAACACCTGAGCCTCCTGCTCCACTAGTGCCGTTTGTGTTAAAGCCGTTTGTTCCTGCTGTGCCAAATCCAGATGATGAACCAGGGTTTGAAAGATTCTGTAGATCATAATTACTACTTGCTATTTGTAGTATTTGATGTGCTACTGTGATATTTTTCATTGTACCTGAGTTAGCCAAATGACTTGAACCTGGGTATTGACTTAAATTGAGACCATTGATTCCTCTATTAGCAATTTGAATAGGTTGCTGTGGAGGAGCACTTAGAGGAATTATTCTTCCTCCTGAAACTCGTTGCATTGTGTTGTTTACATATCTATTATCAGTTAAGTCTGCTTCTCTGCCTATGTTCTGTGGGTTTACAGTTTTTACTGTTTTCTTAAACACACTCGGAACATGGGAGTAACCTGCCATAGGCGCAACACTGAATCCACCATAGTTATGTGAATATGTAACTGAACCTAAGAATTGATTTCTGTTCCAGCCGCCGCCTCCGGAGCCAGGGTTAACATTAATAACTCCTACAGTATTCTTTGGCTTTGTAGTTGCTTGTCCAGTTGGCTGATATGTTGGAGTACTATTGTAACCATGCCATGATGGTGCTGGTTGACTAGAACCGGAATAGTTACCTGCTGGTGTGCTAGGAGGAATTGCATTACCTGTGTTAGTAGTAGTTGGATAGCATATCATATATCTATAAACACTACTGTCCTTACGAACTTTAACTACTAAGTAATTACCACCTGCATTAGGATTAAAGTTGAACTCTAATACACCACAGTATGCAATCTTATCGCCTTCCTGTCGGAAATCTGTTAGTGTAGGATTATAAGTTGGCGTATATGAACCTGGGCCAGCATACGCACCGCCTCTGCCTGTTGGGTTCAAGTTAGGATAACTTTGTTGTGGAGTCTGAGTCTTTCCTGATGTTAGTTTAGATTTTTCTGCATCTGATGCTTTTCTTACACCACTGCTAGTACTAACTAGTACTTTTCCAGTTTGTTGTCCTTTTGAATTTACCTGATGTGCCTCTAGTCTATCAGCGGCACTGTACATGTCCATTATAATTTTTACAGGACCGGATGCTGGAATCATGTATGTCCAGTAATCGTACTGTCCACTATGTCCTGTTCTGTTGGCTGATGTAGACTGTTCTTGGTATTCACACTTTTCGTATATTGTTGGCTTAGGTGGATTAACAGATACCTCAATAGTAACTTTTTGTTTATTAGTATTAGTACCATCAGTTGAGTCATAAAAGAATGCATCTGTACCTGCGTATCCTGCATTTGGTGTATATGTAAACGCACCACTTGTAGTTGTTCCACTTAATGTACCAAAAGAAGGATCTGTAAAGTTAACTGATGTTAATGGATCGCCCTCAGGGTCTGTATCGTTTGCTAATACATTTCCTGAAACAGGTGTATCCTGAGCTGTTGTAAACTTATCGTCTGCTCCGTTTGGCGGAAGATTAGGTGGTACAGGAGGTGGCGGTGGCACTGGAATTACTAATTCTCCACACTTAGGTGGTGGTGCAACATGCACTGCTGTTCCTGTTAGTACAGGTGAGCCTGTACTTGGATTAGGTTTAATAGGTGTTTGTTTCTTTGGTTTTATCTTAACTGCTGTTATCAACCTATTGAACATACCTGCAGCTCCTAACGGAGGTGGTGTAGGCACTGCACTAGGTGGATTCTGCTGATGTCCAAATCCTAAAAATGATGAAATATTTATGTTTGGAGAAAGTTGTAAGCCTACGCCACTGTTATAACCAGTGCCGATACTTGTATTTGGCTTGCCGTTACCTCCCATGCCTGCTCCGCCTTGTGCGAAAACAGCCGCTCCAATTCCACTACTAACAATGTTAGGTATTACTGGATTAAACGAAGTTGTGTTTAATGTAGTTGTTCTCGGCATAGTCCTGGCACCAGATGATACTGTTCTAGGTCTAACTTTTTTGCCTCTTCTCAACCCATCGGGGTATTTCTTTTTGTTAAATCCAATCTTTTGAGCTCTTCTAGGACTTGCAGTTTTAACTCCTGTAAAATTAACATTCTTTTTACTAATACTTCCGAAGTTAGTTACTCGAGGTGTTGCACCACCTATTTGGTTAGGTGTTAGTCCGCCTGGGCCTTGCATTGGGAATTTAAGCATAGGCATTCTCATTTGGAAACTACCTACATGACTAATCCAATCTCCACGAGCTTCAAACGCATCGTTCAATGAATCAATCATACCATCTAAACTGTTTATATTATCTATCTTAATACTTGAGTTGTTTAAAGATATAACATCGTGATCTAATGTAGTAACAACACATGTTGTTGCTGGTGTTCCGTTTACATTAGTATTTGCCTCATCTGCAAAAGGGAAACTATTCCAAACAAGAATAGTATTTGATGTTGGTATGTTTTTAACACGATACACGCCATTATAAAATCTTTGGTCTGCGTTATGTACAGCAATCTTTTTACCTGCGTAATCATTTGTAATTCCGTGGTCTTCGGTTGTTGTAATCTTAAATTCTGGATGAAGTACATTACCTGTTGTAGGTCCGCCTGTGATAAACGGTGTATCAATCATGAATGTATTTTGTGATGCACCCTCTACATAATACTGACCGCTATATGCTCCTGCAACAACTTTAACCATCTCACCAGATGCAAATCCGTGATTTGCTGCTGTGATTGTTGTTCTGTTAAAGTATCTAACAGTGAGGTTAGCAGGAGGAATTGTACCAGCAATATTTGGCTCATTGATTGTAAATGTGCCTGCTTCAATATTAACATTAGATGCTACAAATGAATTTCCGTGTAAATATCTTTCATCGGTTGTAACATTACCTGTAGCAAATCCTACTGTGCCACCAATAGCACTATCTAACATCTGAATGTCAGTAGTAACTGTTACTGTTCCTGTTCCATCTCCTGCAGGTACTGCTGTGCCTATTGCAAAACTACTAATACCAGATGAGATATTTGTAATTGCTAAATTGTTATTTGGTCCTATACTTGAAACAGTAGACTCGATCATAGGAGTCGCTGTAATATTACTTAATCTTACTTGCTTCTGATTTACTACTTGTTCGTTAACCCAAACAACAAACTTGTTGTCTACAATTGCATCTTTAATTGCAATATGGTAATCTAAGAATCTAGTTGAATCTATGCCACTGGCTATTTGGTTTTCATCTGTTGTTTTAGAGAATAGAGAATCAGTTGTATATAAATGTGCAGTTAAATCGTTTTCTTCTTGCTCAACAAACTGTACAACACTTGCAAATTCTTTAAACTTATAAACATTCCAGTCTTCGTTTTCTGCTACAGCAACATGCACTAAATCATCTTTTTCAGGATGTATTACTATTTCGTTTCTAAACATTTGTCCAATGCTAGGAACATCAAAACTACTAAAGTCAACTGTTGTACTGTTTACATAACCAGCATTTGGAATTTGTGTGTATTTAGAATCAGTTATACCTTTAGCATTTACATAAGAAGTAGTTGGCCATAAACTTTCTTGTCTTTCACCAATTGGCTTCTTGAGGAATCTTGTAGTATCATCAATGTCAATTAATATAGTATCGTCTGTTTTTATATCTGGTGTAATTTCGTGTAATCGTTTAATACCAGTAGTTACAGCAATATTATCATTTGTAGATACTTTAATATTTAAACTTGCACCAGCCTTATCATCAAAATATGATGGAGCAAATTCAACAGTAGGTCTTTCTAATACAAAAACATTTGCATCATTCGAAATGCCGCTGTCTGCTAATCTGTCTACATCGTAAAGTGTTAGATCAGTTGTAGTAAGATCAAATCTTTGATCACCTGGGTAATTTCTTATTTGCTCGCCGTTTACAAACACAGATGCATAAGGATATGAGATGTTGTCTACTTTCTCTATGTTGTCTGAACTTATAGGATCATTTAGAGGAACAGTAACATTACCTCTAATTACAGTTGTTCTTGATGCGTTCTGATCTCCTAAAGATGCATTAGATGTTGCTATCTTAAACGGAATTATTTGTCTGCTACCAGCATCATATGTCCAGTATGTAGAATTAACTACTGCATCGTTTACTTTTACAGTGATGTCATTTGCTGTAGTTGCACCTGTGCCTTTTGTAGGATGATCGCCAACTGCTGCAATTGAATATCTTTGTTTAGGTTGATATCTACCTGCAACTAAATTAAGTCCTGATAGTGTACTACCTGCTTCTGCTAATATAAAGTCTGTGCCTTCAAGTGTTAATATACTTTGTCTAACAATGTTAGTACCTACTTGAATTTTACTTTCAACTGTGTTTGCAGTAATATGAGAATTAATTGTTGCGTTTTCGTTGACAATTGTAGCAATGTTTGCTAAACTAGTAATACTGCTTACATCTAATGACACAGCAATGTTTGCATTACTTGAACCTGCAGCTACTGCTGTAATATTTAAGTTTGTTAATGACAATCCAGAAATAGCAGTGTCTAATACAGGATCTGTACTTGCGGCTATACTTGTTGCAAATTGTGTACTTACATTTGCTATTGATATATTACCTGCAACAACATTTAATCTTGCTGCCGCTGTAGTATATCCTGTACCACCATAAGTAACATTAATAGCACCCAATGTACCATCAGCACCTAATAATGCTGTAGCAGTTGCCTGTGTTCTATTTGAGACATTATTTGCTGTAGGAACAGGTGGTGCAATTTCAATAGTTGGTGCTTCAAAGTATGTATGCTCTGTGCTAATTATATCAACTTGTTCAATTGTACCTGTTGTATCTTCAGGGAAGGCTAATGTAATTAATTGAGGATCATGTTTAACATCACTCTTAACTAGTTTAAGTTCAATACTTTGATCATTTTCTAAATCACCAAAGTCGCCTACTTTAATAGCCCACTCGTCATAAACAGCCATATCGCCTGAGATAATATTTTTACTCTTAGATAGTTTACTTAAACTAGGTAGTGTACCTTTGCTTTGTAGCATACCTTTAAAGAATTCAAACTGATCATCATCTTCTAATTCTAAGTTGTTTAGATATTCTCTTTCTTGATATCCAAACAAACCACGAGCTTGTTCGTATATTTGTTTTTCAACTGGTATAAAGCCTAGTTCGTGATAACGCCCTAAACTTTGTGCCATATTATCTAAGTTAGGTCTTAATTCGTCGCCCTGGATAATAAAGCCTTCTGAACTAAACAAACCACTCCAGTTTGCAGTTCTCTTACCTTTAATTTTAAATCTTGTTTGTCCTTGATTGTAAACAGGATCAAATAGTGTATCATTAAATTCTGTTACATTGTCAAATACTAGTGCATGTTCAATTTCTTTAGTGAACAACATTGCACCATAAATTTGTATACCTTCTGGCGGTGCAATTTCTATTGTGTTGCCTTCTCTAACAATTTCGCACTCTGATGGTTGTATTGCTCTGCCGTCTTGGTCGATAAGTGTAAATTGATTTTTATCTACACGTTTAATTTCTGCAACCATTCCTGTTGTGCTAGTAAATTTCACATTACTTGCTAACGGACTTAGATCAATTGTGTTATTGTTTTCCCAGCCGCCTGCTACCCAGAACAAGAATTGCTTAACAACATAGTTCCAGTTTCTAACATCAGCAATCTCTGTGTCGAAGTCGCCAAAGTTATAACCAATTGATTCTTGGTATGCACCTAATCCCACAATGAGATCAACAACTTCTTGGAAAGTAGTAAATTCTGTTTGATAATCTACTCTATCAATATAAGGAAGATCGTCTAAGAAAAGAACACCTTTTACGGAACCTGTTTGTGGCAAACTAGGAAGTCTATTCCACAAAGAAGGAGTAAAAGTTTGTGTACTTGTAACTAGTGTTGGTGCTTGATAATAACCATTGTTATAAGAAACTATAGTATTCTTTTGGTAGGAAACTAGAGGTTCCCAATTTACAAAGTCTACAGCATCGCCACCTACTTCCACTGAGGTAGTTGCACCAGTTTTATTTCTTCTTAATACATTAAAGTATCCTGCGTTTTTATCGTAGCCTCTTACTTTGTATCCATCTGGTGTTTTTTCTACTGTAAGTCCTGTGTAGAAATTTCTATTTTTATAAGGTGAAGCATGTACAACAACATCAACATTTTCTGATGGTATAATTAAACTATTTGTTGTAGATGTTAGTCCTTGCTGATCTGCTTTAACTATTAATGTATCTTTGTCAGTGAAGCCAGCAACCCTGTGTGCTAATTTTATATTTACATTTTTAAGTTTGTCAGCAAAATCAGTTGTTGTATTTAAATTTTGATATGTTAGCCAACTGTGTATAAACTGTGAGTAGCCAACATTAGTAACAACATCACCTGCTGAGTTTACAGAACCGTGTATACCAAAGTGATTTTCATTTCTAAAATCAAACGGTGTTCTGTCTACAGTATTAATAATCTTATTTGGCTGTAGTACCGGAGAAGTATTTCTCAACGGATCAGAGAATAATGTTACAAATCTTCCTGGTTGTGATAATAGTAATGCTTCTGTTACTGCAAAAGGATAATTTACACTGTACTTCCATGCATTCTCTACAGGAGCACCATCACCAAATCTCCATGGATTATTAATCAACGATGCTGTAGTACTAGGCGTAATAACCAGTGAACTTGATACTGCAACTATTTCACCAGAGCCCACAATTGAACCATTGTTGTTTGCTTCTTGCTCAACTGGAGCAGCATAATAATGCGGTTCAAAAATTGTAGGAGACGCAGTTTGTGTTCCACCAATTGCATAAGGGAACATAGGTTGTTCATTGGTGTCTATTGTAGCAACATAAAAGTAAATAGGTGTGTCAGGACTTTCTGGTGTTACACCCCAACGCATGTTATATTTTGCAATACCACCTTTTTGTGAGTGTCCTACATATCCTGCAGTACCACCAAGTGATACATTATAAGTATAATCCTCTACAAACTCACCTGTGTAAATTCCTAAAGGACCTGAACTTCTTTGACCAGTTCTTAATTCAAATGCACTTTTAATCGGGGTAATAGCGTCATTAGCATCTACGCCTACTAGCGTTCCGTCAGTGGCATAACGATTATAACCGTACGGTCCGTAAATAGGTAAGCCGTCAAAGGCCCAACCCACTATAGGTGAGTGTTCTGTTTTGTCCCACTCTGTGAGTCCTGCATGTTCAGGTTCAATAAAATATGTTCCGTTGCCGTTTGCATTGTTTCTAAAAGTGTTAGAATAATGCCAAGCATCTTCATCTTGCCAAGAACTTACATTACTTACATTAAGTAAAGGCGTACCTGTTGAAGTAAGTCCTATTGTAGTATCTGCTACAAGTACATTTTCTTCTCGTATAATCTCACCGGGGTCAGTTAAGTTTACCGCTGTGTAGTTATAAAGTTGATAAGTCTTACGAGTTGTAATATCTTCAACAAAAATATACGGAGTTTCAAATCCGTCAAATCCTTCTTGGAAACCTGTGGCATATTGTGTTAATGAACTAGCACCGCCAATTGTTCCATCGTAATCCCAAAATGTTCCTGCCTGTGCTTTACTAGAAACATTACCAACATCAAACGCATCAAACAGTACTCTCAAAGAACTTGAAGAACCGTATGTTATATTAATACCATTAGGTAAGTTATTTGTACCTGCTATATCTCTAAAAGCGTCAGATACTAAACTGCTACTTGGACGCAAGTTTGTCCATGTTTCTGTTTTCGTTGTACTACCTGTACCAGTAATTTGTCCTGGTGATAGTAATACATTAGTAGTGTCCACTGGCAATAAATTAAGTAAGCCAATTCTACGCCATGGATTATCTGTTAAGTAATCGCCGTTAACAAAGTTTTCTCTGTCGCCTTGTCTAATAATACCTTGTTCTAAATCTTTCCACATAACCTCGTTGGTCATAGTGTAGTTAGTGCCGTACTCTGATACCCACCATGTTGGCTCTTCATAAAAGCCTAGCATTTCCCATGGATGTGTATGAGGTCTTACTGTGTCGTAATAGTATTCAAACCAGCCTCTCCAGTGTCCTGGCAAGTCTTGCTCGCCTCGGTAGTTCCATGTAAGTGTATCGTTAGCATCATAAAATTCATTTGTTGAATAATCAACATTAGATGATTTAGTCCAGTTTGTAAAACTGTTTCTCAATAAGTCAGCATATTCTCTTGGAGATTGATTAGTTGATCTAAATGCACCCGAACGCACATCTCCAACATTTAATCTAGGGAAACTATCTGTTGATCTAAATTGTTGAGCTGCTGAATTATATAATCTTATTTCAAACTCTAATAATATCTCATCTCTGATATCGCCTTGGAGAAGTGTTTTACTGCAATCGTGTCCAATCAATAATTGCTGTGGAGTTTTAAAACTGTTATCTGTTTCTACTCGAGGTCTACATAAAGTGTATAAGCCTAATGTACTAGGAGTAGCAGGACATTCTGCACTGTCTCTATCTTTATCGTACAGTTTAGTTACAATAGAATCACCTAATTCTAATTGTTTTGTAACAGTTATTGTTATAGGGTTAACACTTGAAATAGTGTAATCTGATTCAACAGTTAACAAGTCTTGTGTATTTGTTGCTGCTGTAACATGATAAACTAATAGACTGTTAGTAATTTCATCTAAGTCTGCATAGTCGTCAAGCACATAAACTGTTGAATTAATATCTGCTACATCAAATTCTTGTTTGAGGTAGTTATCACCAAAAGGCAATACATAGGATGTTCCAAATATATCTTTGCCTATGCTGAAAGAAATTAGACTTCTTAGTGCTTGTTCTAATATATATTCTTTTGATAAGTTAGCAGTATCAAATCTTTCGTAATACTGATTAATTTCTTTTATTAGTCTTGCTCTAAACTTTTCGTATTCTCTTGCTGTAAATCTTAGAGCATCAACTAAGTTATGTGGCTGGTCATCTAATGCAAATGCCGCAACCATTAAATCTTGATCTGTTTGTACAATGTCTTTAGCATGTACAATCTCTTTTGCTGTACTTGCAAAGTTGTTAGAACCTAATGCACTACCAGTAAAGCCATCCTGTCTTTCAATGTATCTCTTAAAGTGAGACATATAGTCAGGTTCAGCAACTAATTCAATTTCTTTGTTGTATGGATTTGATCTCCAACTTAGAGGTAAATCATATCTACTGTCTGTAATTTTAGATATGCCCGTTGCGGTTCCTACCTCAACATCAATTACATCACCTGGCTTAAAAGTAAATGTATTAAATTTAATATCAGTTGGTGCAACATAAGTATAGTCTGTTACAATAGAGCCGTTAACTTTAACTAAGATATCATATCCACTTGATCTAGATACTAAGATATCAGGTGTTGCTCCAATGTTATATATTAACTTGTTGTCGTCTACATCAAACTGAGTTATATAATGTGTTGTAATAACACACTGCTCGTTTCTAATTTTACTTTCTTTAAAAGAAGAATGATACTCTGGTACATCTTTTAATAACTTGTAATAGTAAGTGCCTAAAACTGTTTTAGCAGTATGAGTACCAAACGGAGTATACTGAGATCTATCAGTGTGAATATAGTTTTCAAATGTTATTTCACTAACGGATTTGTAAGGTGTATAAGTTAAAGGAAAACCTAGCTCTGTGTCTTTTACACCTACGCCTTCTTTATACCCAAAAATCTTATTACCAGCAAAGTCGCTGTTATTGTAAAGTCCATTGTGGTTTAATGCATTTCCTGCATCGTCATATAAATTAAATAACGGTGCTTGGTTTGTTTTTATTTTTCTTTGAGCTTGTACATAATCTGTTCCATTGAAAATATAATCAATGCCTTTAAACACATTACCTTCTGCTATTGTTACAGTTTGTCCAACTGCAATAGGTGTACTACTTGTAGGTATTAAAACTATACCTGTGTTTACACCACTAACAGTGTACAAGAATCTTTTAGCATCTTCGTCCTCGTTTAAGAATAAAAGTACATCACCGTCTCGTAATTCTCTAGTATCAATGTGCTTAGTTGGTTGGTTCTCAATGTCAGCTCTAACAATACCTGTAACATTTACTGTTGGTTCGCCGTAACTTGTAGTACCGTGATCAAATAATTCTAAGTCTGCATCAAATTCTATAATTGGTCTTTTAGCACGATGAGCTCTGTCAGGTAACTCATCACCTGCTTCTAAAAAGTTGTCTCTGTGGTACCAGTGGTTAACTCTGCTCCATGCATTTTTATTTGCGGCACCTCGTTGCTGTATAATATAATCTGGTTCTGCAAGGTTTGCACCGCCATACTCTGTGCTACTTGTTATACTCTTTTCAACTAATTTAATGCCAGTACCTACACCTTGTACAATATATGCAATGCCGGCTTTTATAGGCAGTGTTGTTGCATTTGCAGGAATAGTAAATCCAGAGTCTGCAAATATAACAGTCATTCCATTACGGAATGTAGTGCCATCGTATGTAAATTCTTTTTTACCTAAAACATCTTTTTCTAAGTTTAAAGGAGCCTGATTATCAGCACCAATTTCTAAAGCATCAAGTCCTGCAGGATGCCAGTAGTATTCTTGGTAGTTTACAAACTTATCTATGTCTATTGGCGGAACAAATGATCTATAACGACTACCAAATAATTTGTTGTGGTTGCTAGTGTTTACTCCATAGACTTTTAATGTGTCAATGAATTCATCGTAAAAGATTAAGTTTTCACTGTCACCAGTAACTGGATTAATATTGTTAACAGCAGGAGTTAAATTGTATTGGCGTCTGTCTGCATTATCTTCTTTGATGAATGCACCCTGAAGTTTAGCGTCATCGCCTGTTTTCTTACCAATGAATCCTGCCAGTGGAACTGTATTAGCCTCACTGTATAATTGTTCAACTGTAGCCTCGAAGAAATTTCTTACGGCTTTAGTTTGCAGTACTACCGGTAACTGTTTTACAATTTTATCTGACATACTTTCCTTTACCTATCAGCTCTAAGTGTTTGAGAGTTTATTTTCTCAACGATTTCTATATCACTAACCTTAGCAGTGTTCAAGAACATTTCATGTGGGTCTGCTTTAATTTGGAATAAGTCTCCAAAAGACCCTGCACTGTTTTTAGGAATAATAACAATACTACCTATGTTACTGCCCAATCGTTGATGGACATAACTACTCAACTCTGTGAAGTAAAATGTTTCGCCAAACTCCCAATTTTCAATTGAGAAGAATGTGTTAAATGCTGAAATCACTTTACTTTTAATTTCATTGTCGCTCATAGTAGAACCTGCTAACTTAACAATTCTAAATTTAGCCTGGTTCGCTGGTTCGGCATCTGTGCCAAACAATAATTTAAATTCTGCACTCTTATAAATCAACGAATCACTTGCACTCTTAAATTCGTCTAGTTTTGCAAACTCTGTAGACAATTGTGCAGGTGTTGGTGATAATGGAAACTCTGTTCCTGGTACATTTTTATATTTTTGTATCTCGTCATGGTAGTTGTTTGTTAAAACTAACATTTCTACAACATTACTAATACTTGGATCTATTCGCACATCTTTAGGTGCAACATGTTTCCACTTAATTATAATTTCATCATTGTCAATCAATGCAGTGTTCTGTCCTGCTGATCTACCATTTCTTACATAGTAGTCTGTTGACTCTACAGGTATAACTGCTGAACCGTTACTGTTCATTATTAATTGATAAATCTTATCTGCTGTGAAATCATATACAACTAAACCTGTTGCATTTGTAATAGCAGTATCGCCTAAACTACCTTCTATACTTGCTGGCAGTTTGTCAATGCCTTTAACTACAAGTATATCTGTTGTTAATAATGATTCAACTTTTTGTCCGTCGCCGTTTGTAAGTGTGCCGCCACCAGAGGCAGCAAAGTCTGTTGTGACTGTTTCTTCTGTACGGTAATCTACAATATTACCTGCTACTGGTCTTGAATAACTATAACCATCGTAGTCAGTGTAGTATTCGAAAAATACTAAATCTGTTGGGCCAACAAAGTCTCTAAACTGTAATGGTTTGTTAGGCACTAAGTCACCGTCAGTGTCAACTGGTGCAACAACAACTTTTCTATTGTCTGTGTAGCCGTCGTTATATTTAACAGGCTCTACTACATTCCAGTCAATACTAGCATCTAACTTTTCTTTTGAATTCTTATAATTAACAACTATTCTATCTTGTGTTATTTGACCAGTTGCATCTGCTGCATTTGTATACTTGTTTGCAAACATATTAGTAATAATTAAATTACCTGTTTCAGCAGTTACATTAGCATTTGCTAATAAAATTCTGCCGGTAACGCCTGTGTTTGAACTATCAGTTGGCCCATAACTGTATGTGCCTAATGTAACATTAGCTCTAAATGTTTCGTCTCTAGAAGTACCAGTGTTATAATCTCTGTAAACAACTTCGCCTAATCCACTTAAAATATTATATCCAAATGTTGTATTATTAAAAGGTATAGTAATGTTAGAAGGTAACGAATTAATCTTACCACTGTTATTTGCAATAGTAACATTACTTGTTGTTGGTGAACCTAAGTATCCATCGTCAAAATATGTGTTTAATGATACTGTAGTACTGTTAACAAAAACATTTGCTGTGCTGTTACCATCTCTGTAAATACCACCACTTGTTAAGTAATCTATATCTATGTCATGCCATTTAGCAGATCGTGTTCTCAAAGGTATACCAGGATCATAACTGTTAGGAGTATATTTTTCTCCTGTCTCATCACTGACCCAACGATTGGCAAGTCCTGCTGTTGCTGGTGCCCATGTAAATACTTCTGCACTACCTGGCTTAGAGTTTAATGTTGTAAACTGAATTAAGTCTCTGCTAGATTGGTTACTGCTGTCAGCAACTTTAACATTGTTAATATTGTAAAACTTTAAATCGTTTTTGCTTTGTACAACATACTGCTGACCTCTTAAACTAACAACATACTTGTAAGTTAGTGAGTCAATTGCACTGTAATCAAAAAGTAATAACCAACTAGAATCTAGTTGTACTCCGTTATTAGAACGAGCATTGTTTAATGACCACTTTCCAGTTTTGTCTAAATTTTGATATTGTATAATGTACCATTCGTCTACATCTGAATCATAACCCATTCCAAATGATCTTTTAGCTGCCATCTCTGCTGACACTGCCGCTACTTCTGAAGTAACAAGTACTTTACGCATTGTAGCAATGTATTCTGCAGCTTTCCAGCCGTCTTGTACAGGTGTACTTAAACTAATTGGTCCTGTTGCTGTAGTTAATCCACTATGTAGTTTACCATCATTTGCAACACCAGTTATTCTTGCCCATGCATACTTTGTAGCATCGTCTGGGTCTATAAATTTTATAAAGTTATTTTCAGTAAACATTCTAAAAGGACGAACGCCGTCATTTACTCCGCCTTCATATTTGAATTGTCTATCTAATACATCAACTGTGCTATCGCCACTAGAAATAGTTTCATGGAAATAACCTGTTGCACTTTCTCCTAGTACAACTGGTAACGACTTCCATATAGCATTTTTAGTATCTAAAGAGAAACGATTAATATCATACAACTCTGATGTATCTCTGTATTGCTCATACACAAAGTTATTTAAGTTTCTATCTTTTAGTATTTGTGGAATTGTAAAGTTTACAACTGCTGCAACTGTGTTGTCGTCACTGATTGTAATACCTGTTGTTCCAGGAACATCTTCAATATACAACGAACCGTCATTGGCAAAAGTTTCCAAGTTTTGGAATGTGCCTGTTGGATCATTAATATCAATGTAACGACTATGCCCAGCATGTGTTTTGTTTATTGCTTTTAGTTTTAAAATATTAGTTGTTTGACTAAAAGGGAATATGTTATAGTCTTGAGCACTTACCATACGATTTTGTGTATAATAAACTTGAGGAGCTCTTTGCTTAATAGCAGTAAGTGTCTCTGGTGCTAAACTGTTGTTAACTGTTTCCTGCAAACTAAATGTCACAGTTAAGTTAAAACTAACACCTGCTTCGTTTTGGTATGGGATAGTTACTTTAATGTTTCTTGCATCTTCTGGTGCAAGTGCAAATGACTCTGGGTCACTTGTTCTGTAATATGTTCTAAATGTTCCAAATGGAAGATCACCAAAGTTTCCGTCTGGGTATCTTATTTTAATACCAGCATTGTTTAAATTCTCAACTGCATACAATGTTCTAACACCAAATGCTAAATCATTATAGTTTAGTGTTTGCCCTACAGTGTTAGGAATCTGTGTCCATTTTGCAAGTGTTGCACCAGTACCATCAATCTCTTGTACAAATACATCTGTTTCGTTGATGTTTTGAATATTAATTTCTTGTGTTCTACTTTGTATAGGATCTGAATAATTGAAATCTGATGACTGCAATCTACCTTGCTTGAACATTACAAAGAAACCAGAGTTTACACTACTAATACCTGTGCCGTCATTTCTGTAAACTAAGTTAAAGTTATTTAATTTGTCTGGATGTAGTTCCTCAAATGTACCTTGCTTAAAAGTAGGATTCACAACTTGGAATGTTCTAGGTACTCCGCTGACTGTTAAATCAAAGTCATATGCTAAAGGAGCAGTTAATGGAGAATTGATTTCGTACAAATCTGTTTGTATGCCATCAATCATTCCGCTTTTAGTTGGTGTGCTAAATCTGTTTGAGGAATTCATTGCAGAGTTAAGAATAGTAATAAACTGCTCGTAACTGTCTGCGTTATTTGCATCGTCCCAAAAAATGTTAGTGTTATTTAACTCGTTGCCTAAACTGTCTGTGATAGGTTCGTTAGTTCTAACTGCAACAATTTTCATTAAGCCTCTTGCAGGAATATTTCTGCGTGGATTGTAGCCTAACTGTCTTGCAAGTTTAAATACTGAGTCTCTTCTTTCAGCAGTTTCTAAAAAGTTTTCTCTGCTGTTCAAGTCCATTCTGAATGTTAAGGACTGCGAAAGATATGCTAACAATTCTATGATAGCAATAAATTCTGAACTCTCAATGTAGTCATTGAATGTTTCTGGGTAGTTTACACGCACATACTCTACTAGAGCTGATCTAATAGTGTCAAAATCATATGCTTGGAAGTTTACTTCACTGTATGCTTTGTACGCTACTTTCCAATCTTCTGCAGCGAATAAGTTATTTTGTCTGTTTACCAATGCCATGTATTATACCTGCTGTTCGTTTTTAAATTCTAAGAATAGGGTATCTTCGCTATTTAATATCACATACTTTAGTTCTACTTCAGCTCTAATAGCATGTCCACTTGTGAACAGTGTAATATTAATTAATTCTACCCTCGAATCCTTATCTATGATTCTAGCAATGTCTTCCTTGACATCTGACTCAGTAAAAGTATCTTCTGGGTTCATTAACAAATCCCAAACAATGCAACCAAAATTTGGACGCATAACTCTTTCACCTTTACGAGTATTAAACTCGTTTAGTAGATCGCGTTTTACTAATTCCATGTCCGATAAGGAGAATGGCGCTTTAACTGTATCTACTGTGCTGAATCCTCTGAATATTGTAGCCATACTCTTATTTATCTGATTCTTTAACTAGAGTTTTAATAATAGAAGAAAAGGTTGACAAGTGTGTATAAGGTGCTATAATACACACAATGTAGCAAAAGACTGCTACAGAAACAGTCCTTTTAGGACATAACATCCACACAGCGAACAAGGTAGACAGAAATGTTTAAATTGAATCGTGAGTTTGACCAACTATGGTCACAAGCAGTAAAGATTAATGAGAAGCAGGGTCGTCATAGATTCCATCGCATCTTTCAGCAATCTAAGCGGTTCGTGACTGTTGGACTATATGACTCAGTGACAAAACAGTATGCACTGTTTGACTCGGTAAACTTTGCAGGTAATTACCGTTACGATAAAAACATCAAACCAGATGAATTTATTGTGATGGAAAAGATGGTTCAAAAAGCCAGTTAAAGCAAAGTACTAATAAATATGTGTGTAGGCGACTACACACATATTTTTTTTATTCGGAGAAAAAGTTGTACACCAACAATGCAGACGAAAGTCATTCAAACGCAAACCAAATAATCCATGATCAGCGAACTGAAATAAACGGTTTAAAAAGTACAGTTGAAATGCTGGAAAAAACTGTTAGAGAAGAACAGGAAGCAAAGTATAAGGCATGGAAAAGGTTAGCGGAACTAACACAACTAAGCAGTATTTAAATTAGACCTCTACGGGCTTTTTTCAAATCACTAGCCTGTTTACCAAAAGGTACAATATTAGGATATGCTTTAGGTGTTATGTTATCAGGCGTTTGATACAATTCGCCTTCGAACTGCCTTCTCTGATAATAATCTTGCTGAACAGTAGCAACACCCGCAACATTTAATGTACTGTGATTCATCATTAAGTTAGGCACAGAACCATGATTGCCTGTGTTTACTGCTTGAAGAACTTTACTCTTACTAAAGTTTTTAATTCCACAATGATCTGCCATACTGGTTAATGCCATAAATTGATTATCACTTACAGGTCCTTGTATCATTCCTTGTACAGACTTACCTGTACTTAATAAATTACTAGTGGCATGCATCTGTGTTCCAACAGGGCCAATGCCGTTTTGTAAGTCAACCATGTTTACTCCACCACCCGAGTATATAGTAGAAGCACCATCTTTGATTACTGATATTCCTGCGTCTGCTAATGCTTTCTCAAACCCAGGACCTGTACCTCCAAGTTTTGCAGTATTAACTTTATTCATCATAGAAGCAGCGTTTGCTTGTTTTAAGTCCATTGGCAGTCCTTTATTATCGAACGCCATCATCTTAGCCTTAGCCTGTGCATCATTTATCATTCCGTTGATACCTAATTTCTTTGCACCCATAGGTGACATAGTAGGTGTCCTCACTGCTGGAATACTAGAACTAAGAGAACTAGTTAAACTAGCCATATTTTTTGCTTCGAGTTTTTTAGCAGATGCCTGTGTAAAATTATTTTGTACCTGTGCTGGACTAGTGTACTTAGGTTGTCCGTCTTTGCCTTGTTGTCCTATTTGTAATCCTGCTGGTGAATTAATGTCTGCTGGATCGCTACCAGCAACGCCATTGCTGTTTGGTGCTAGTCCTTTTGCTACTGACTCGTCTGGTACCATATTGTCCTGATCGTCTTTTGCAGGATTGGGTAACCCGTGTCCAACAAAAGGTTCAGATGTAACAAAAGTACTAACTATAGATGTTATACTTGCTGCTTGGCCTTCACGGCTACCACTTGTTATATCTGATTCTCCGCCTCTATTGTAAGCGGGTGGTGCAAGAGGATTGTCGTCAAAAGTATCTGTAGTAATTTTTTGTGCTATATCTGCTTGTTCTGATTGGTCAGCACCTGGGCCTCCGCTGTTCATTAATACTTTAGATGCTTTCTCTACAATGTTACCACCTGCTTCTAGTACTATCACGCCGCCTGAGCCAGTTGTAACTTTACCACCTGCTGTAGTTGCTACATCATTTGCAGCATTATAATGCAAACTGTCTCCAGTTGTTGCTTTTATTGAACCTGCAGAATTAAGATGCATCTCGCCTTTAACTGCTGTTTCAAAAATATTAGAGTCAGCAAGTAAATTCATATCTGCTAAAGCCTCAATATTTACTACACCGCCTGTGCCTTTACCTTCGTTTTGATATTCTTCTCCGGTAGTATCCTTTGCGGCTTTAATATTAACATTCTGTCCTGCTTCAATGTTTACATCACTGTCGGCTCGTATATTAAAGTTGCGTTTTGTTCGCATACTAATATCGTTTTCTGCGTACAAAAATACATGTCCTGATGAAGCAAACTCCATCCACACATTACCATCTTTATTAATCAAGTAAACCATTCCGCTTGTATCATCTAACAATAGTTGATTACCTTGTGCTGAACGGATTCTTATTTGTCTAGAATTTAAATTATCATCTAGTGTAATACTGTGACCACCAAGTCTATGGTTGTAATTAGTTGCATCTCTAGGACCAGGTGTTAGTAAACCAAATACTTCGCTTGGCGATTCTCTTCTTGCACTCGAAGAGCCGGCTCCTCTGATTGGGTCGTGTGCTAATCCTTGCTTAACAATTTGTTCTGCTAATGTATGCTGTATTGGTCTAAAAGTATCGTTGTGGTTGATATCTTCTGTTCGCTTATTTTTTTCTAGTGTAGGTAGTTTTAGACCTGCGGCTTGATAAGTTTTGCCTCCTGCATTACCAGGGAGACTGTAATTTAGTTTGTCAGCAAACAAGCAAGTCATTACCATTGGGTACTTTGTATTACCGTCACCAAATGCAATTAATACTAAGTTACCGTTATCTGGAACTGTTGTCCATAAACCGTAACTGCTCATTGTTTCTTCTGGTACTTTTACATTCGTTCCTACTTGCCTTGGGTCTGTGCTACCAGCAAACGGACTAGTCCACACTGCATCAAAATATCCTGCAGGGGAATTTTTATCTTTACTGATTGCAGGAACAAACACACGCACACGGCCTGTTCTGCTAATGTCTTTTGTTGAGACTATTTCTGCAAGGTATATTCCAAATACTGCATCTTTACTAATATTCTTTTTAAGTACAGGATTTTTCTTACTTGCTCTATCTCTGCGGCTCATACTCATTACTCCGCACCTTTCTCTGTTTTCTTCAAGTCTATTGCTGTTTGTCTAATCATACTAACTTCCTGTGAAAATTCTCCACCTGAGAACATATGGTTAACACCTCTAACTTGGTAAACGCCTGTTATAAAATATGATGTACCCATTTTACTCCAGTACCCGCTATTGCTATCACTGTCCTCGTCGTCTACATCAAAGTCGTATAGTCTCGGTGTTTGCAAATCAAATAATACATAGTTTTCATCACCAGCAGTTCTTATACTTTTTTCATCAGTTTTATCTTCAACAAATTCGCTTCCTTTTTTCTCTGGCTGGTTATCTGCAGAAGCAGGACCTAACCACCATGGGTCACCTTTTATTTCCATATCAAGGGTTACAAGGAAATCATCAATAGCATGTTGTTGCATTAAATATCCAAAAACTGTGTTTCTCGGTGTGCCATTATTAGTTGCATCTTCTGCTGGGTTTGGCACAGAAGCAACAACAATTGATTCCTGTGGTCCACTTGCATCAGCGTTTGCATCTTCTTCCTCTTTTGGCTTTAAGGACTCTGCAAGTTCTTGTGAGGCTGTTAGTGCCGCGGCTTGATCTAGTCTGTCGCTTACACTGCCAATGATGTCTGCAGAATATGTGTACCCGCTAAGTGAAGGCGTATAGTTTGTTGTATCAGGGTTTTTACGATCGTCTGGTGTTCTTGCGGCATTAATCTGTGCGTTTCTTATTGCTTGGGCTGCACCTTTGTTTTTTAATGTTTCTTTGATTCTATTAGCATTGGCACCGTTTCTGTTTTCTATAGCATCTTTTATTTCTGCATCAGATAGTTTTAATATCCTACCGACACCTGCAATATCTTTCTCACGATCTGGGCTACTGTTCTTTTTGCTAAACATACTGTCTATTGCTTTAGATCTATCTTCTTCATTGGCTGCTTTAACAGCCGCAGTTGCTAAGTCATTACCTGATAAGTCTTCATCAGGTGTAGCACTATTACTAAGTGTTTTTGCTAAAACAGTACTAAAGTCTCCTGACACACCTCCTGCAGGTGCTGTGAGAATTGCAATACCGGATTTATAATCGATACGACATTGTTTAATTTGATCATTCAATCCTGTGTACAAGTAATGGTATGCTTTAAATATAGGCAAGCCATCAACTCTTGCTCTTACATCATCGCCAGTTAGTCCTGAATTTTCTGCCGGGTCTGCTTGTACTGTATTCTTTGCTGTTTTAAACAGTGTTGGTTTAAATACTGTTTCCATTGCATAAGCATTTCTTTTGTAATCAAATGCGGCGTATTTTACATAAGCATTTAATTTAAACCATTCAATAAATGCTTGATCTTTTCTAACTTCGTTGTTAGCAGGATCATCTGCTTTTATAGATCTTGTGCATCTAGCAAAGAACTCATCATTCATAGAAAGCAATGTAGCAATGTATCTTTCAAAAGACACACCTTCTCTAACTGTTACTTTGTTTTCAGACACAACAATATCAAGTGTACCTTCATCCTTTGTAGCATCTTTTAGAATGTCTTCATACTCGTCTTCTGTTTTACCCTCTAGCTCAGGGTTCATAATTCTGTTAATTTCTTCCGCTCGTGAATCTTCTGTGTTAGTAAGTTTGGTATCTTTTAAACCTCTTTCACCTTCAGTTAATCCAGACAAGTCAATTGTAATCTCATCTTGTATTGAATACTTGTCATTGTTTGTTTCGTTATGCTCTCTAATTTTTGCTACTAAGTCTTCAACATGCTCTTCAATAGTTGTGCCTATTGACTCTAGTTTTTTTGGCATTCTAAAATTAGTATCAATGTATGCTAACTGGTCAACTGGTACAGTACTAAATTGATATGTGCTACCTGCTTCGTCAATCTCCAAAGTCACATTAGAGATTTTTAACATGTACCTATACGGGCCTGCTACTAATATTGGTTCACCTCCGTTATCCTCATCATCGATATCGCCGGCATAACCTTTAAAATTTATTTCTAAAAATATAGGAACATCTTGTGCAGTAATTTGGTCACCTAAGTACGCCTTGGCAGCAACCATTTGATCTAGGAAGTCTGCAGCACCAGGTTGAATAATATCAAAATTTACTCTAGCATTCTCTACTCCGCCACCTGGGCCTACTACAGATTCAATTTCTAAGTTATCTATTTGAGTTCCTGTAACACCAGTTTGGGCAAGTATGATTGTTTCTGCTGGACTTGCTGTTAATGAATTTTGTAAGTAGCCTCCTTGTCCGCTACTATTTTTTGCATTGCTAGGCTTGTCTGCTCTAGCATCAGTTGAGCCGCCTTGGTCGTCTGCTGACGCCTGTGTGCCAACTGGTTGGCCAACTGGAGGTATCATGTATAACTTTAAGTTGTACTGATAATTGTCAACTTGATCTAGAATGTTTCCGAATACATTTTTCTTTAAAAACGGATCGTACTGTTCTGCTGGTTCAATCGCCATATTAGCCTGCTAGTCTTTCTGCTGTGTTTTTACTAGGTAAGTATATTTCTAATCCTGCTGTTACATCTCTTGTTGGATCTTTAATTATATCAATGTTTCTCAAAGCAATTATCCACCAAAGTCTAGTGGAACCATATTGGTCAAATGCTAATAAGTCTAACCTGTTAACATATTTTGCTTCAATAATATATGTATCGTCAGATGGTAACTTAGGCACAGAAGGTAATTTGTTAACATCTAAAAAGATGTCATACACGCCTGTTGGTTTTAAGAAACTATCTGCTCTGTGAAATTTAGCCATTATACAAATCCATCCTTGTAATTTTTACCTGTAGTAAATGCTTGTAAGTCAAATCTCTTACGCAATTTGTGTGGTGTATATGTTGGTTGCAAGTTGAGCTGGAAGTTAATCAGCGTTGGTACATAAGTTGTTTCTTCACCTCTTACACCAGTACGCACAGGTACATAGTCTACATCTGCTGGTAAGTTCATACTGTATGATGTTAGTACAACTGGCACTTTGTTAAAGCCATGATGACCTAAGTATTCAAACAATAGTACCGGAGGAGGTGTTCCATAGAAGCCACTTGCTACTGCGGCATCGCCACCGAACGACTTAGTTGCAACTTTACAGAAATGCTGTACTGCTAATAAGTATCTTGCTTCTGGAACTGTGTTAGCACTAAAATCTGCTGTTATAGGAATAGCAGGTGGTATAGTGTTTTTGTAAGTCATTACAGGATAGTTTTGCCCATGGAAGTCTGTTTGGTTATAGTTTACTTGAGCACTCACCAAAATATCAGGTGTGTACTGCCAAATTAGGCCACCGGCTTCTTTTAATGGTTTTAGCAAATAATCAGTATCGCCTGTTAAACTATCGTCTGCACCTTTCCAGAATAAGTCTCTTCCGCCGTTTTTTGGACGAAGTCTTGCTCTCCAGTCTACATCAGTAGTTATGCCAGGTTGGTCTCCAAGCGATGTACCCGCTTGAGCAATTTGATTTAAGTCTGTTGCTAGGCTTGTTAAGTAAGATGCTCTTGAGAGTCCTTTTAAAAAGCTGCCGCCGGTTCCGCTGTTTGCCATAATCTTCTCCTATAGTACTATTTACCAGATTCAATATATACCATTATAATTGCTGAAACTGGGTAAATAATACTTGACTTTACTAATAATGACTGTATAATAGATATAAACCTAGAGGTATAAACACATATGATAAAGAAACCAGCACCAGTAAATTATCTAAACAACAAGGATATCCTAAAAGAAATCAACAAAAGTAAACTAACTTACTGCCAGATTTCAGATGAGAAGTACAGTAATTATGACATCATAGTCCGTGATATCAAAGATATAAACGATGCAACTATTGCAGAAGCAAGATTAAACAAAGCAAATAAACTACAAAGCGAAGCGTATGCTGTAGCAATGTCTACGCATGACAGGGCAGATTACAAAAACAAGCCTAAGCAAAAAGAGTTTGCTGTAGACCCAGATTCGTTTGACTTAGAAGAATTAGTATTCCGTGTAATGAACATGGACCACATTCCACTAGAGCCAGGCAGGAAGAAGAATCCTAAAACACCTGCAGACGAAAGAGCAAAAGTAAACTTCCCGGCATTTAAGCATTATGCTTATCAAGGCACAGAGTTAAAAGAAGTTGTTCGTAGTCATTGGGAAGGAAGTTTAAGTAATGGACAGTTTAATGTTAATCACGGAAGAATAACAAACAAGTTAGGAACTATGTTCTTAAAACTAGTAGAGCGTTATTCACACAGAGCTAACTGGCGTGGTTATACTTATGTAGACGAAATGAGAGGACAAGCATTAGTGCAGTTATCTCAAATTGGTTTACAGTTTGACGAGTCTAAGTCGGACAATCCATTTGCATATTACACAGCAGTTGTCAATAACAGTTTCACAAGAGTATTAAACATTGAGAAACGCAACCAAACTATCAGAGATGATATTCTTATTGATCAAGGACACATGCCTAGTTTCAGTAGACAGATTAAACACGAAGAAGAAATTCGTAGTTTAAGAGATGCTGCTGAATCGGCTGCAGAGCAAGAAAATAACCCAGAGTAGTTTTATATGAGTCAGTTGTTTAAAACAGCGGCCTGTTTTACGGATATACATTACGGGCTAAAACAAAACAGTCGTCTACACTTAGATGATTGCCACAGATACATAGATTGGTTTATTGCAGAAGCAAAAGCAAGGAATGCTGAAACATGTATTTTCCTTGGTGACTGGATGCATCACCGATCAAGTATTAATGTTGCAACAATGAATGCAACAATTAAAGATCTTAAAAAACTAAATGACAATTTTGAAACAGTATATTTTATAACTGGTAATCACGATCTCTATTATAGAGACAAACGAGATATGAACAGTATTGAATATGCTAGAGAACTTTCTAACTTTGTAATGGTAGACGAACACTTCCAGCAAGATGATGTTGCTATCATTCCATGGCTAGTTGGCGACGAATACAAAAAAGTTGCCAAGATGCAAGTCAAGTACATGTTTGGTCATTTTGAACTTCCGTATTTTAAAATGAATGCAATGGTAGAGATGCCAGACCATGGCGGAGGCATTAATGATAAAATGTTATCAGGCCCAGAATATGTATTCTCAGGACACTTCCATAAGCGTCAGTTTAAAAACAATATACATTACTTAGGTAATGCTTTCCCTCACAACTATGCAGATGTAGATGATGACGAGCGTGGTGCTATGTTCTTAACATGGGGAGAGGAACCTATCTATGTAAATTGGAGCGAATGTCCTAAGTACAGAGTGTTTAGTCTTAAACAATTGCTGGACAACCATGAGAATTTACTTGACAAGTATACCTATGCTCGTGTAAAATTAGATATCAGTATTTCATATGAAGAGGCAACTTTCATTAAAGAGAAGTTTGCTGAACAATATAATGTTAGGGAATTGCAACTTATTCCTATCAAAGAAGAAGAAGAGCAATTTGAAGGCAGTGAGATAAAATTTGAAAGTGTAGATCAAATAGTGCTACAACAATTAGACACAATTGATTCTACCACAATCGAACGAGATAAGTTAATCGATATCTATAACGAGTTAGAAATTTAATATGCTAAAGATTAAAAATGTATCAGCCCGTAACTTTATGAGTGTGGGCAACAATACTCAAGCAGTAAACTTTGACAACTGTCAACTAACCCTAGTGCTAGGTCATAACTTAGACATGGGTGGAGATGGTAGTAGAAACGGTACAGGTAAGACAACTATTATTAATGCACTCAGTTATGCATTGTATGGTGAGGCACTTACTAACATTCGCCGCGATAACTTAATTAACAAAACAAACAGTAAAGGCATGATGACCACTGTTGAGTTTGAGTCTAAGGGTGTTGACTATCGTATTGAGCGTGGTCGTAGACCTAATGTGTTAAAGTTTATAGTAAACGGTGAAGATACTATAAGCGAAGAACAGCAAGGCGATAGTAGAGAAACACAAAAAGCAATTGAAAAGATTATCGGCTTTCCGCATAACATGTTTAAGCATTTGGTTGCATTAAACACATACAGCGAACCTTTCCTCAGTATGAAGAACAACGATCAAAAAGATATGATCGAGCAGTTGCTAGGTATTACTGATCTAAGTGCAAAAGCAGAGTTGCTAAAAGAAAAAACTAAATTTACTCGTGACAACATCAAAGAAGAAGAGTTGCGTATCAGTGCTGTTAAAGATGCAAACGGTCGTATAGATAAAAACATACAAGAAATAGAAAGCCGTAAAAAAGCATGGGAAGCCACACACAATCAGAAAGTAAAAGATCTAGAAGTAGCAATAACTACACTAGGCGAACTAGATGTCAACAAGGAGATTGAATCGCACAAACAAAATGTTAGTGCCAAAGAACAGCAAGACAATTATAACACATTGTCTAAAGAGTTAAAAACAATTCAAGCAAGTAATACACGCAACATAAAAAGACTAACAGAGCTTGAAGGAAACTTAGTAGACGCTGAAGCAGGTGTATGCCATGCATGTAAACAAACTACATCACACTTGGATACACACAGCGATTATATAAATGAACTAAAAGAAAAGATTGCATCTGAAACAGAGCTAAATGCTGCCAGTGAGCAAAAGGTTGATGAAATCACAAAGGCAATGGAAATTATTGATGTGCCTGAAACAGTAAGTACATTTTATGCTACAGTAGAAGAAGCATACGAACACAAACACAATTTAGAATCTCTTGCTCAACAGTACCAAACTAAGCAAGAGGAAGAGAATCCTTATGTTGAACAAATAGAGATGCTCAAAGAAACAGGCTTACAAGAAGTTAGTTTTGACTTAATAAATGAATTAACATTCTTAAAAGATCATCAAGAGTTCTTGTACAAACTGTTAACAAGCAAGGATAGTTTTATCCGTAAAAAGATTATTGATCAGAACATTGCATACCTAAATCACAGGTTAGCATGGTACTTAGATAAGTTAGGATTGCCGCATGATGTAAAATTTGCGAACGATTTAAATGTCGAAATAACAGAATATGGACGCGACTTAGACTTTGATAATCTAAGTAGAGGCGAACGCAATCGACTTATTTTGGGCTTATCTTGGGCATTTAGAGACATGTATGAGAGCTTAAATGCGCCGATGAACCTAATGTGTATTGACGAATTAATCGACTCAGGTATGGATACAATGGGTGTAGAGAACGCCTTAAGTATCCTTAAGAAGATGAATAGAGAGCAAGGTAAAAATATTTTCCTTATTTCGCACAAAGAAGAACTAGTAGGTAGAGTGAATAATGTACTAACAGTGGTCAAGGAAGGAGGATTCACTATGTACAACACTGACACCGAATATGTGGATTGATATACACTTAGGCCGTAATGCAGAGTACACACTCACATACGAACTATTTGACAACCGTATTGCTGAAGTAATTTGGAACAACTACAAAGATAACAATTACGAGTTTGTAAGTCGTACTCAGTTTTATAACTGGGGCGAAACAATAGCAGAAGTACAAGCAAACTTAGATCACAGTATAGAAAACATCAAACGCATCAAGCCTGAAATATTCACAGGCAGTGATGATCTAAATAGACTACACGAAAACTTCCCGGACCATGTACACAATGAAACAGGAGAGTTACGAGAGTGGCTTAGTATGTTTAACTATCACTTACATCATTTAGAAGATATAACAAGCAATAAAAATAGACGCTTCTTAATTAGTACAGCAACAGGCGAGCCTTCACCTCAACCATTAGAGGACAGTGATTACGAATTGTTTTCGCCTACTAGACTAGATAATTATTTGTACATGAACTACCCACATGTAGGTAAACACATAATGGAAATATGCTACGACAATGATGTAGATGTTCCACCAGAACATATAATTCCCACTAGCATAGTTAAAAGCGATTTACTTGCATGGTTTGCACCAGATCAGTGTGTTGATGCAAAAGCAGTTACAAAACATGTAAAGCGTTGGTGTATGCAAATTGCACACAAACTGCCACACCCAATTGACGACCCAAAATTAGCAATAGGATATATTGAGTTAGGTAAACTTACACACAAACCCGACTTAGAACAGATTAGCCGATATAAGTTCGTGCATAGCATTGGCAGTAGATAACTATGTACTATGTCGCAATGGACTTATAAAAACAAAACTATAGACACACTTCCAGAAGGTTGTGAAGCATTTGTATACTTAATCACAAACACAACTAACGACAAAAAGTACATAGGCAAAAAATTAGCAAAATTTAAAACAACTAAGCCACCACTAAAAGGAAAAAAGAACAAACGCCGAGGTACAAAAGAAAGTGACTGGCGTACCTATTGGGGTAGCTCGGATCATCTCCAAGCAGACGTTTTAGAACTAGGCGAGGATAAATTTACAAGAGAGATACTGCATATATGCCCAAGTAGAGGCGTTGCAAGTTATTTAGAAGCAGAAGAACAATTTAATCGCAAAGTTCTCTTGACAGACGAGTATTATAATGGTATAATAAATGTCAGAGTAGGAGGTTCACAAATCCTCCGTGAAGCGATGAAAAAGATATAACTATATATCGAACAAGGCACACACAGACACCAAGTCAAACTAAATTCAGGCAAATTCACAGAACCCTTACATAAGGAACTACACCGCCCCGACAGGGCCTATAAAACTGTCGTCCTTGACAATCCGTTAAACACGGTGCGAGATTCTGGACTGTAGTCGGTAAGAAGCAAACAACGTTATGGCTTTAAAATGATGCAGGCAATGAGAAAAAGCAACCTGCAAATTTGTTCAACTAAATTATTCTAGGTTTTACAAATTTCCGTGAGGTCGAAAGACAGTGACGGTAGTGTATGGGGACAGAAGGCTCACCGGTTCCTAACAGCACCCGAGATATAAATGGCGATGCTCATCTTGATGACATCCATTTTTTTATTCACCTGGCAACAGGTGAATTATGGCTCCACTTTCTTGATAACTTCTTAATTAAAAAAAATATCTTACAAATGAATGCGTTTCATGAAATGAAACAAATGAATGCGTAAGGTAAGACACGAAGTGTCTATAAAGTGTTATAAATTGTAACATTGTAAACTATTGTGTGTGCTAGAGCGTAAATAATAGTCTAAGAGGAATAGAACATGAAAAGATTACTATTGCTAGGAATCATTCTGACTGGATGCAACTCAACCACATATACAACTCCAGCTCCCCAATTTGATTGGATGCCTGACCCAGTGATGTGGCAAAATAATATTAGAGATTGCAGAAGCCAGCCACAGTGTAACGCAGCTGATCTATTTAAAAGAACATAATGCCAGTCTTCTTAACAATGTGTTTTGTGTTAGTGGTTGTAGATGTTGCTATCCACGTTATGATACAAATGTACTTCGAGGGGCATGAAGCATTTAACGGTATTGAAAAAATTTAGGCGCGGACGGAAGTAACCAGCGTTCCGCTTAGAGCATTTCGTTATTGTTGCCTGCTTTGGCGTTATTGAATTTATTAAGTGTTTTAATTAGCAGGTCTCTATCTAAGGGTGGGATATGCCAAGCCTCTGACCAGGAAACTGCACCTTCACTGTATATTACTAATTCAGCAATGTTTTTGCTTAGGGCAGTTTGATCGTCTTTGAGCTTACCTAGGTACGCCACTATGTCCTCTGGTTCGGAGGTTGCTAGGAAGCTGTGAAAAAATTTACTGGGTCAAAGTTTACACGGCTTTCGAACACTACTGGTTCACCGTTATCTTCCTGACATTTTTCGCATTGCATTTTCATTTCATGATTAATACCAATGCTGTTTAGCTCTGCAATTTTGTCTTCGATTGATTTACCAATCTTGCTGTCTGCATTGTCTAAAAATTCTGTGATATGATTTCTGTCAGTAACAATTTGTTCCTCGCCTTCTTCGTCTGTGAAACTAACACTTGAAACACTGTCTACTATTAAACTAAAGTTTAATGCAGCAATCTGCTTGAAGTTGTTGTTAAACAAACTTAGTCTTTCCATTTCATCTGGAACATCTGCTAATGCTTGTAAACTTCTAGTGCTTTGGAAATTTGTAATACCTGCTTGTATTGTGCTGGCATAAGTAAAAGGTCGTATTTGAATTTTTAACCCGTCATGCTCTACAACATACTCTTCTTCTAGAGTACCCATGCTACTAATTGCTTCTTCAACACTTGCAACACCGGTTTGGTCTTCATTACAATTTGGGCATTCTGCAGTTACTTCTACTTCATCGCCGTATGTGGCACCTTGTATAGCAACTAGTAATACATCAATATCACTGCTTAACATTGCTCTAGCATTCTTGACATTAGGTACACAACTGTGTACAACCTGTGCAACTGCCTCGCCGTTTAGTAGTGCATCAGGATTCTTCATAATCATTTCGTCTTTTGCTGTCATAGCAAATATAGGTAGTTCTAGCGTTTCAGGCATTTCCAACACAGAAGTGTCGTAAAACTTTCCAGCACTTGGAATAGGTGCAAAAAGTTTAGGTGCTCTAAAATGCGAACTTAATGGATTGTGTTTGTTTGTCATATGTTATCATCCTAAATTTGTACTAGCACATTATGTACTATTACTTCTTTAACTACATATTTATCGGTTCTGTTAAACAGGGTTTTAAATTATAGGTAATTCAGTATTAAACCTAGTTTTAATTTTTCAGATAAATACTTGCAGTTAAAGAGGAAACTTAATGGCATCGTTGAGAATAGATTTACCAGATGGGTCGCAGGCAATTGTACCTGATTGGAGTTTAGAAAGTACAGCAGATTCAATGCTGACAATGTTGACGACTTTAACAAAAGAAAACAAAGAAGGCCTTAAAGCATTACTCGAACAAGCAAAATCCGATTCTAAGGATGCAGAAAAGCGTCATAAAGAACTAATTAAAGATGGAGACCTCTTACACAAGGTAACCGAAGGATTAGGTAAAGAATTTGCTAAAAACAAACCAGCACCAGGTGCACCTGCAGGACCTCCTACAGTTACTAACGGTGGTGGTAGTCCTGGTAAAATTTCAGCCGCAGCCGATGGTGCTGCAGCATCACTAGATAAATTTAACAAAGGTGCCGCAATAGGCGAAACTGCTTTTGTTAAAATGTACGAAACAGCGTCTACAGCAATCACAGGTACCATAGCCGCAATTACTATATACGGCACAATGCTTGTAGATTCCTTTATGGGATTAGGCGGAACACTAAACGAACTTACTAAAGTAGGTGCAGGATTTACTGACAGTGTAGGGCAAGGTGGCATGAGTGCCGCTGATGCAATGGCAGACCTAAGCACAATGGGTATAGATGCCGCGGCAACACTTGGTAACTTCTCTGGTGTTGTTCAAACAATGAGCAAAAAAGCATTTACTGAACTCACTGGTGCATTTATGGATGCAACAAACAGTGGTGTAGAATTAGGCATGAGTCTAGATGACAGTGTTGAGCGTATGGGTGCTGAGTTGCAAAAACGAAGAGCAATGGGTATTCTAGACGGAATGAATCAAACTAGAATGACTCAGCAAGTTACTAGAACTATTAAAACACAACAAAAATATGCATCAGTACTTGGTGAAAGTGTTGATAACATAGTTGCGTTTACAGACAGTTTAATACAGCAAACTCCAGTACTTACATCTAGTTTGTTAAAGTTTGACAAAGAATTAAGAGGTAAAGTTATCTCAGGTATTACTGATTTTGGTAGTACTATGAGAGCTATGGGCGGAGAAGAAGGCGGAGCAATTGCAGCCGCAATGACAGAAGCAGCGGCAAGTGGCGCAATGGGCTTCAGTGAAAGCATGACTGGGTACATTAGAACACTGCCTAGTTTAGCAGGCCCAATGAATGATTACATTAAGCAAATTAAAAACGGTACACTAAGTCAAGAAGACGCTGAACAAATGGCGTTAGACATGACTCAGCAACTTGGTAATTTGTCCGATGCAGAAAAACAAAGAGTATTCTTACTAGACAGAGCAGGTGACGCACAGGCCGCTAGTATGGCAAAAGCCATTATACAATTTGAAGCATCTGCTAAAAAGATTAAAGACATGGGTGCAGGTTTAACCATGGACGGCGTACAAACCGGTACTAATACATTATCTAAGATAATGAAAGAGATTACTGGTATCTTTGAAAGTTTAAAATTAGGCTTCTTAGGTGGGCTAGGTAATGCTGTAGGCGACTTAGGTAAACTTGGCGGCAAGACAGGCAAACTAACTAAAGCATTTGAATCAGCACAAAAAACAATCAGCGAAGCATTGATGCCAGTAATTGGCGAAATCTTTGGTATGAAAAATCTCGAAGGTGTTACTGATTTAACAAAAGGTGCTAAAAGTTTAGGTAAATCGTTCGGCGAACGATTAATACCTATGATAGGAACTGCCGCAGAATATATTGCAGACTTTATTAAAAAAATACCGGATATGATACAAACAGCAAAAGATATTGGTTCAGGTATCATGTCGTTCGGTAAAGGCTTTATGAGTGTTATGAAAGTGCTAGGTGTTTTCATTGGCCCAGTTGTATTTGCATTTAAAGTACTTGCATCAGCATTAGATACTGTTATGGCAGTGTTAAGTCCAATTACTTCCGTCTTCTCTTACTTAGGAGAAAAAGTTTCTGCATTAGCAAATATCTTCGGTGACGGAGAAAGTAGCGGACTAAGACTTAGTAATATGCTAGGTAAACTGCTAGGTGTAGTAACACTGGGCGTAGTAGGCTTTAAAGTATTAAGCGGTGCGTTAGGCCTCTTTGGTAAAACAATGCCATCGATGTTTGCTAACATGGGCAAGTCTTTGATGGATGGTGCTAAGAACATGATGGGCAAAGTCACAGGCGGTATAAGCAAAGCAACAGGCGGCAAACTTGATGGCTTGTTTGGTAAAGCCAAAGACAAGATCACAGGCAAAGCAAAAGAAATGGACATGGGTTCAAAAGCCATGGACACTGCAAGTAAAAAATCTAAGAGCTTTACAAAGTCATTAGCAACAGGCATGAAAGATATATCCAAAGGTATATCTGATGTGCTAACAAATTTAAGCAAAGGTATTAGCAACTCTGTAAGCAATATTGCTAAAGGCATACAAAAAAGCATAAGTTCATTAGCCAAAGGCATAGGCGATGCAGGTAAAGGTATTGGTGCAGGTATAGGCGGCTTATTAAAAGGAACATTAACAGGTTTAGGACAAGGTTTAAAAGTTTTAGGAGATCCTAAAGCATTACTAGGTACAGTTGTATTAGGTGCATTAGGCGGAGCAATGTTTGTTGCAGGAAAAGCATTCCAACAGTTTGCAGACATTAACTGGGCAGGCGTAGCCGCAGGTGCAGTAGCATTAGGTGTATTAGGAGCGGCAGCATTCTTGTTAGCACCTATAGCACCAGTAATAGGCGTAGGTGCATTAGCAATTGGTGCATTAGGCTTAGCACTTGTTCCATTTGCAGTTGCAGTTAAAATTGCTGCCCCAGCAATGGTTGAACTAATGGGCAGTTTCAAACTGCTTAACGATGTAGACCCTAAAAATGTATTATTACTAGGACCTGGTTTAGTATCACTAGCGGCTGGTATGGCAGCATTTAGTGCAGGTGGATTAATTAGCGGAGTACTTGATGGACTAGGTAGTTTGTTTGGTTCTGAATCACCGTTTGATAAACTTGCTAAGATTGGAGCGGCAGCACCGGCAATAGTTTCAATGACAGAGAACATGAACAACATGGGCCAAACAGTTGAAAACTTTAATACAGCAATGGAGCAGTTAGACGGCAAAGCAGCAGGAAAACAGTTTGCACATTTAGCAGAAGGCATAGACACATTAAACGAGTCCATGGACAACATCAACATGATGGACTTGATGAAGATGGCTGCTATGAAAACATTTGGTCCGATACAACAAGAGCAACCAACACCTACTGATACAACAACTCCTAGCAAACAAGAAGGCTACACAGGTGCATCGTTTAGTGCAGAGTACGGCGATGATCTTATGGTATCGCCAGATACACCATCTGTAGAAGAAGCACAGAAAGCATTAGATGCAGCAGTTGCAGCACAGGCAAAAGGTATAAATGATTTTGCAGATATCACTGAGCAGACAGCATTAGACGGCGAAGTAGCATTAGCACAAATGGATCTCGATAATGCTAAACGAGCAGAAGTAGACACAGGAGCAGTAACTAAAACTCGTGCAGAAATGACTCCGTTCGAACGTGCTAAAGCAAGAGGAGCAGGCAGACGAGATACAATGAAACAAGGCGGCATGGCTTCTACTGTATCTCCAGAAGATGCAGCCAGAGCTAGAGCACAGGCGCCTAGTGTTGCTAAAGCAATGAATCCTGTAGGCGAAACAGTACAAACACAGCAACCAGAACTAAAAACAGCACAAGCAGAAGCAGACACAGGCGGCAAAGCAGCAGAAATACCAGGAACATCAAACAAAGAGTTATTTGAGCAAATGGTTAAAAACCAAGAACAAACAAATAAACTACTTAGATCAGGTAACAAACTTACTGGAAATCTTTCAGACAGTTTCTAACCACAGCCAATATTAAATTTTATACTTTAAAATAGTTGATAAATAGTATTATAATAAGACAGGACTATTAGATTTATGAGCTGGCGAAAGCATTTTACACCCTTTGATAACTCAGGTTTACCTTTAAACATCCAAACGGGTGCAGATAAGGCAGACGGCACATTTGGTGCGGCGGCAACAAGCAGGTTTAATAGTTGGTTGCCAGAAGTATATGCAGGTAGCCCTAATAGGCTTATGCGTTATGTTCAGTACGATCAAATGGATTCAGACTTAGAAGTAAATGCGGCGTTAGATACTATTGCTGAATTTGGCACACAAGAAAACGATTATTCCGGATTACCTTTTACTATTGACTTTTTGTCCTCTCCGAGTGATACAGAAGCAAAAATTATAGATAAGACATTACATAATTGGGTAAGATTAAATAAAATGCATAAACGTGCATTTAGAATGTTCCGTAGCACATGTAAGTACGGAGACCAGTTCTTTATCAGAGATCCAGAAACATATGAATTGTACTGGGTAGATCCTGCAAACATTGAAAAGGTTGTTGTTAACGAAAGTGAAGGTAAGAAGATAGAGCAATACTTTATTAAAAACCTAGAAGCAAACTTTGCAGAACAAGTTGCAACAGACCCAGCAGCATTACATGCTAGACCATATGGTAGTGGACAAGGCTTAACAGGCATAATGAGTCCTACTAACACTGTAAGCAACAACTACATGACAGGCTCAGTTGAGGGTGCCGGCGAAGGTGTTCCAGTTGATGCAAAACATGTTGTGCATGTTAGTTTAACAGAAGGAATGGACCATGCATGGCCATTTGGTGTTAGCATACTTGAACCTATCTTTAAAGTGTTCAAGCAAAAAGAACTATTAGAAGATTCAATTATTATTTACAGGGTGCATAGAGCACCTGAAAGAAGAGTATTCTTTATTGATGTAGGTAACATGCCTGCACACAAAGCACAGCAATACTTAGAACGAGTAAAATACGAAGTACAACAAAAACGAGTACCTAACAGCAAAGGCGACGGTAGCAGTGTAACAGACAGTGCATACAATCCAATGAGCATGTTAGAAGACTACTTCTTTGCACAAACAGCAGACGGCAGAGGTTCCAAAGTTGATACACTACCAGGTGGTGAGAACTTAGGACAAATAGACGACTTAAGATACTTTAATAACAAACTATTAAGAGGTTTGCGTATTCCTGCTAGTTATTTGCCAACAGGACCAGACGATGGAAGTGCTACTTACAACGATGGTAAAGTAGGTGTTGCATACATTCAGGAATATAGATTTGCAAAATATGTTGAAAGACTACAAAAACAAGTACAAGAAGATTTAGACAGAGAATTTAAACTTTTCTTAAAGTTCAAAGGCATTGACATTGATAACGGCACATTTAGAATGTTGTTTAATAAGCCAATGAACTTTAGTAGTTATAGAGAACTACAACTTAATACAGAAAGAGCTCAAATGTTTAATCAGGTTGCACAGTTACCTTATATGAGTAAGCGATTTGCTTTACAAAAGTATATGGGTCTAAGCGACAACGAAATGAAGAGCAACGAAGAGATGTGGCGTGAAGAGAACGATTATCAAAAATATCAAGATAATGAGAAAGCAGCCGCACTTAAAAACATAGGTGTTAGACCAGAACCTGATGCAGCAGTTGATATTAATGCAGAACCGGACCTTTCTGGGCTTGAAGATCCTGCTTTAGGGGCAGATGGCATAAATACAACTACAGATAATACGGTTCCACCGGCAGAAGGCGAGCAATTAATATAATGAAAATTAATGAATTTTACGAACCTAGTAGAGACCAAGAAACTTTACGAGCCGAAGAGGATACTAGAAAATCTAAACTAACACTTAAAGAATTAAACAAGTTAAGAAAAGTTAGAGAAATCAGCAGAGCAGAAGACATAGAACATACAAAGTTTGTAAAAGTTATGTACAAAGCAGGTGGCGAAGAGCCAACGTTGTAATCACACCCACATTTGACCAGAAAAGTCATTATATGACTGTTTTGGTACCAAAAAAACACCATTATAACACAAATTTAATAGATTGCTATAAGTAAATGGTAATCATGCAATTCTTATTGGCGTAAGTTTGCATTATAAACAATTAAGGAGGCCACAATGTCTAAGAAGTTAGAATCAATATTAGAACTTCTCCTTGCTGAAGAAAATGAGAAAGCCGAAGAGTTGTTACACGAGTATGTCGTAGACAAAGCCCGTGAGCAATATGAAAGCCTTCTTGATGAAGAGGTAGAGGAAGAAGAAGTGACTGAAGTTATCGATCAAAGTAATGACTTTGAAGATGATATTACTTCAGACGAAGACGAAGTCCAAGCAGATGAAATCGGCGAAGACGACGACGAAGAAAGCGAAGAAATGCCTTTCGGTGACGAAGAGTCAGACGAAGAAGGTGAAGATGAGTCAGAAGGTGAAGAAGACCTAGAAGACAAAGTCGAAGATATCGCAGACGAATTAGAATCATTAAAAGCAGAATTTGACGCATTAATGGCAGCTGGTGATGAGCCAGAAGCTGAGTTAGGCGACGAAGAAGAAGCAGAACTTGATCTTGAAAGTGTTGAGTATGATTTAGATGAAGCAACTGAAGATGACGAAGAAGCAGTTGAAGAATCTGAAGAAGAAGCAATTGAAGAAGAAGACGAAGTTGTTGAAGAAGCAACTAAGTTATCTGATAATGTTGCAGCACCTAAAGCAGGCGAAGCAGATTCATCCGAGTCACCTTTAACTAAAGCACCAAAAGCAACTAAAGTAGCAGGCGCTGGTTCACCAGTAAAAGCAAAAGACGGTAGCGAAGGTGTTAAAGGCGAAAGTGCAAAAGATCACACACCTACAGACAACATTAAAGTTGAGCCTAAAAAGGCGTAAGTAGGAGAATAAATTAAGATGCAATCCAGAAAGCTATACGAATATTTGAGTCCAAGTGCTGCTAATGTGCAGATTATGGAGTCACAAGACGGTAAAGACCTTTTCATGCAAGGATTATTCATTCAAGGCGATGTAAAAAATCAAAATGGAAGAGTATATCCTAAAGATGAGATCCAACGTGCTGTAGAGAGTGTTCGTAACCGTTTAGGTGAAGGTGAAACTGTAATGGGCGAGTTAGATCACCCAGAAGAGTTACAAATTAACTTAGATAGAGTAAGTCATATCATTACAGAAATGCATTGTGATGACGCTAATGGACTAGGCAAATTAAAAATCATAGATACACCGATGGGTAACATAGCGAAAGCATTGTTAAAAGCAGGTGCGAAGCTAGGCGTGAGCAGTAGAGGCAGTGGTAATGTAAATGAGTCAGGTAAAGTATCTGACTTTGATATTATAACAGTCGACATTGTGGCCCAGCCTAGTGCACCGGATGCTTATCCTAAGACTATCTATGAGAGTCTATTTAACATGAAAGGCGGTGCAATGTTGCACGAATTAGCCGGACAAGTTACACACGACATGAGTGCAGAAAAACATTTGGTAGGTGAGATTCACAAACTTATCAAAGAATTAAAAATATAACAGGAAGTAGGAGACTACTATGGCAGTGACATTTAAAGACCTAATTGAAGGGACAGATTTAACTTCTGAAGTTAAAGAATCTCTACAAGAAGCATGGGAAGCCAAAGTACTTGAAGCAAGAGAATCACTTACTGCAGAACTTCGTGAGGAGTTTGCACAACGATACGAGCACGATAAGAGCAAGATCGTTGAAGCAGTTGATAACTTTATCACTGATAAGGTTACAGCAGAAGTGGCAGAAATTGCAGAAGAAAAAGGTGCATTGGCGGAAGACAGAGTCAAATATCACAAAGCCATTAGTGAACACGCTAAACTATTAAATTCTTTCGTAACTGAAAACTTAGCAAAAGAAGTTAAAGAACTAAGAGCAGACAAATCAAGAGTAGCAGAACATGTTACTAAACTTGATGAGTTTATTACAGAATCTTTAGCAACTGAAATTGCTGAGTTCCACGAAGATAAGAAATCATTAGTAGAGCAAAAAGTTAAAATGGTAAGAGAAGGTAAAGCACAATTAGCGAATGCTAAGAAGGCTTTCATTTCTAAAGCAGCTGACTTGGTTGAGAATAAAATCAACACAGTTATCACTGAAGAAGTTAAATCTTTCCGTAATGACATCACTAAAGCTCGTGAAAATGACTTTGGACGTCGAATTTTTGAATCTTTCGCTAACGAGTACAACACATCGTACTTAAACGAAAGCAAAGAAATTAAGACATTACAGAGAACACTCGCTGAGATGGAAACTAAGATTAACGAAGCAACAGCAACTATAGAAGCATCGCAAGAAGCATCTAAACTTACTGAAAGCAAGTTAAAAATAGCAGAAGATCGTTATACTCGTAAAGAGACACTTAACGAACTAATGGCGCCACTTGGCAAAGAGAAGAAAGAAATTATGTCAGATCTACTTGAAAGTGTTACCACTGAAAAACTAGAAAGTGCTTTTAACAAGTACTTACCTAGCGTTTTAGATGGCGAAACACCTAGAGTTAAGAAGACATTGTCTGAATCAGTGATTAAAGAACACACTGGTAACAAAGAAACTGTGAAAGCAGCTTCTGATGACGAAACAGATAATGTAGTTGAATTAGATTACATTAAAAAACTAGCCGGACTTTCAAAATAACAGGAGTAATTAATAATGGCAAATTTATTTGAAAGCAACTGGTCCGCAACCAAAGAAGCATTGCTCGAAGGTGTTTCTGGAAACAGAAAATCTTCATTGGATGTGGTCCTCGAAAATACAAAACGCTATTTGTCAGAGGCCGCAACTACAGGTGCTACAGGTGCAGGTTCAGTCGCAACTTTAAACAAGGTAATGTTACCTTTAATCAGAAGGGTTATGCCTTCAGTAATAGCTAACGAGCTAGTCGGTGTTCAACCAATGACTGGTCCAGTTGGCCAAATCCACACACTAAGAGTCCGTTATGCGGAAACTGCAGGTGGGGCAACAGCAGGTGATGAGGCTTTAAGTCCTTTCAAACTTGCTTCAACTTACGCAGGTTCTCCAGATGCTACAGCAGCAGCTGAAGGAAACCCAGGTAAGAAAATGAGCATTCAGATCTTAAAAGAAACAGTAGAAGCTAAAACTAGACGTTTATCAGCTCGTTGGACTTTTGAGGCAGCTCAAGATGCAGAATCAATGCACGGTGTTGATGTTGAAGCTGAAATTATGCAGGCTTTAGCACAAGAAATCGTAGTTGAAATCGACCAAGAAATTATCGGTTCATTACGTTCATTAGCAGGTGCTGGTACTACTTTAGACTTTAGTTCTTTAAGTGGACAATCAGTATACGTTGGTGACAGACACGCAGCATTGGCTATTGAAATCAATAGAGCAGCTAACAGAATCGCAGCAAGAACAAGACGTGGTGCAGGTAACTACATTGTAGTATCTCCAGAAGCGTTAACAATCTTGCAAAGTGCATCAACTTCAACGTTCGCAAGAACAACTGAAGGTTCTTTTGACGCTCCTACAAACACTAAGTTTGTTGGAACATTAAACGGAACAATCAAAGTATTCGTAGACAACTACGCAGCTGACGGTACTAAAGTACTTGTTGGTTACAAAGGTTCAAGCGAATCAGATGCTCCAGCATTCTACTGCCCATATATCCCATTAATGAGCACAGGTCCAGTTATGGATCCAAGCACATTTGAACCAGTAGTTAGCTTTATGACACGTTATGGTTATAAAGAACTAACAAACACTGCTTCATCTTTGGGTAACGCAGCAGACTACGTTGATGCAATTTCATTGTCAAACGTAGCATTCCAGTAAGCCTTAACAGACTTATAAGAATAAGAGAAAGCACACTTTTTAGTGTGCTTTTTTTTGACTTAAATAAATACAGTTATGAATATATTAATGTTAGGTGATAGTTACGGTGTACCAGATTGGCCTATGGTAGCAGAAGGTACAGCAAATGGTAATCATCATTTATCGAGATTGTTAGCAAATGCAGGGCACAATGTATACAATGTTTCTGTAAATGGCAGTAGTAACTTACAAGCAATTGATCGTGCTGAAAGTCTTTTAGATGGAAACACTGTATGCGACTTACAACTAGCATCAGAAGAGTACACAGAATTAACATTACAACAAGACACTAACATAGATTATATTATTTGGATGTGTACAAGTTTACTTAGAGACAGAGATAAAGTTGATGCTACATTACTCTATAGTCAATTAAGTGAATTGAGACATCTCACATACAATGGTATAAACAATATACTACAAAAAATTCCTAATGCTAAACTAATTGCAATTGGCGGTGCAGCACCGTTAGATCCATTTGCGTTGAACTCATATCTACAGGTACATTATTGTGTACCAGATTGGAGAGCAGAATTATTAGCAATGAAAGCCACAGATCATCTTAGCAGTGCTGTGCCTTCTCTACTAGATTTAGATGTTAGAGCCGATAATCTTTCCAAACATATTACTCTAGCAGAAGCAGTTATTTCTAATATGCAATCTAGCAACTTATTTCCAGATGGTTGCCACCCAGGTGCAGAAGCACACAAAGACCTTTACGACAGGATTTCGTCTATTTTACAATAGTTTGAGTATCTATGTTATTGCTGTGATTAAACACGGCGAGAACTTAACAGGCACTTTTTTACCCTAAAAAACCGAATTAAATAATACCTACAAACACTTGACATCATGCAGGTTTTTCTGTATAATAGTAACTATGCCGTGGACAAAAGGTAGGACAATTCTGTCTCTACTTAGAAGCCCCGGTAGAAAAAAGGAGGAATAAATGAAAACTTTATTCAATATAGAGAACGGATTCAAAGCATTAGTAATTATACTATTGTCAATGATTGCGTTCAATGCCAATGCGGCAAAATGGGACGGAACTGTTGGTTACGGAAGTGACTATGTGTTTCGTGGAATCTCTCAAACTGACGGCGGAAGTTCTGCTTTTGGATCTATTGGTTTAGATCTTGAAAACGGAGTTGAAGCAGGTGTTTGGGTTGGCCAAGTAGACTTTGCAGGCAGTGATGCTGATGCTGAAGTTTACTCATACTTAGCATACGGAAGAGACCTTAGTGACTCTGTGTCTGTTAAAGTAGGCTTTGCTGATTATACATACGCAGGCGATTCAAGTCTAAATGGATCTGAAACGTTTGTAAGCCTTGATGTGAAAGACTTTAGTTTTGCACATGTAATGGGCAACGATAACTATAATGACTATACTAGAATAGGATATTCTGGTTTAGAAGTTGTAGACATCGCTTACGGCATGAGTGATGGTGTTGGAGACAACATAGAAATAAGTAAAACTTTTGATCTACCAGTTGGTGGATTAACAGGTAAAGTTTCTTATGTTGACTTTACTGCTGATGATGGCAGTTTACTCTCTGATGAGGATTCTTTTATCTTCTCAGTGTGGAAAACACTATAAAGTAGAAATACTTTGAAATATACCCCAAAGCGAAAGCAGAGGGGTATTTTTTTGGCTATGCGTTCATAATAACATATTTTATCTTTCTTGATAAATAGTTATTATATTGTTTACAGTAGGGATTATTTAAAAATGTCAAAACGCACAGTTATAGCAGCAGATGAAGAGTTACTGGTTCTAGGTAAACTTACCGTCACAGGTAATGTTACCCAAGTAGAATCAACACAATTAGTTAACAGGTTAGAATCAGACGAACTTGTTGTAAATGCTGACGGCGACGATGTAGCATCAAAACTTATTTTAAAAAGTAACACAACGGAAGCATCTATACAGTACGATCACAGCAGTGGTAAAATCTCAATCGACAAAGATATTCTTTTCACTGGAGCAAGTCCTTCCTTAACAACAGACATCGTGGGTGATGTAACTGGTGATGTTACAGGTACCGTTAGTAGTATTAGTAATCATAGTACAACAAATTTATCAGAAGGTTCAAATTTATACTACACTGATGCTAGAGCAAGAGCGGCAATTAGTGTAACTGATACAGGCGGTGACGGAAGTTTAAGTTATGCAAATGGTGTAATTACATACACTGGTCCTAGTTTAGCAGAAGTACAAGCAAGAATAGATAATTCAGCAGATAATGTTAGAGCTCATTTCAGTGGTAGCACAGGAATTACTTTAAGCAGTGGTGCAATAAGCATTACTAACAGTGGTGTTAGTGCAAACAGTTATGGTAGTGCTACAGCAATACCTACATTTACTGTAAATGCTCAAGGACAAATAACAACAGCAGCAAATCAAAACATATCAATACCGCACTCACAAGTTAATGATTTCCAAAGTGCAGTAGAATCGGATATAGAAAATTATTTAAGTGTAACTGATACAGGAGGCGACGGAAGCCTATCATATAGCAATGGCGTATTTACTTACACAGGACCAAGTGCAGTAGAAGTAAGAGCCCACTTTAGTGTAGTAGATGCAGGTGGTGATGGTTCATTAGTTTATAACAGCGGACTTGGTACATTTACATACACCGGTCCAAGTGCAAGTGAAGTAAGAGCTCACTTTAGTGCAGGTAACGGTGTTACTTACAACAGCAGTACTGGTGTTTACGAAGCAGTCGAAAGTCAAATACAGCACGATAGTTTAGACGGCTTTGTTGCAGACGAACATATTGCTCACAGTGGAGTTACACTAACAGCAGGATCAGGTTTAACAGGTGGTGGTGACATTACTACTAGTAGAACATTTAATGTTATCGGTGGCGATGGTATTACTGCAAATGCAAATGATATACAAGTTGATAACACAGTTGTTAGAACAAGTGGCACACAAACTATTGCAGGTGCAAAAACATTTAGTAGTGCTGTAACACTTCCTAGTCAAACAAGTATTAAGCCTACTAACAGTGGCGGAAGTTATGTTGCTGGTACAGGTGGCAACAACATAGCGGCTACTACAGAATATGTAGAAGCAGCAATTACAAGTTTAGTAGACGGAGCAGATGGCTCACTTGATACATTAAACGAATTAGCAACAGCATTAGGTAATGCAGACAATGTTGGTGCAGTAGTAACAAACAATACTGCCAACATATCAACACTACAAGGCAGAACATTAACAGCAGGAACAGGTCTCAACGGAGGCGGCAACTTAACTGCTGATAGAACATTCTCAACTGATGATACTTACATTAAAAACTTGTTTAGTGCATCAGACATCGGTGGCGATGGATCATTTGCTTATAGCAATGGAGTATTTACATACAACGGACCAAGCCTGTCAGAAGTACAAGCAAGGATAGATAATTCAGCAGATAATGTTAGAGCTCACTTTAGTGGCGGAACAGGTATCGGAATTAATGCTGGAGTGATTACTACAACAGATTCAGATATAGTACACGACAATTTAAGTGGATTTGTAGCAGATGAACATGTTGCTCACTCAGGTGTAACACTAACAGCAGGTGCTGGTTTAACCGGCGGCGGAGATATTACCGCTAGTAGAACATTTAATGTTGTTGGCGGTGACGGTATTACTGCTAATGCAAATGACATAGAAGTCGATAACACAGTTGTAAGAACATCGGGCGATCAAAACATTTCCGATAGAACATCATTTACTGGAGAATTAGTAACACCAAGCAGTTCATCAACAGTATCGGGTGCAATATATCATGATAGTACTCTTGCTAAAGCATACATTTATGTAGACGGACAAGCAAGAGAAATTACTCCAGCAGTTGATGTTGGAGCATTAGAAGATGTAGGTAATACAGGTACAAACATTTACGCAGGTGACAGAGTTGACGGTGCAACAACATACGCAGGTATTAGAAGTATAGACGGTGGCACATATACTAATGCAACGGAATCAGGAAATGTAATCACAATAGATGGTGACATTAGTGCAATCCGTGGAGCATTTAGTGCTATAGATAATGCAGGTGACGGAACATTTAGTTACAATAGTTCAACAGGGCAGTTTAGTTACTCAGGCGTATCGCAAAGTCAAATTAGATCAGAGTTTAGTGCAAGTGGTACTGAACTAAGTTATAACAGCAGTACTGGTGCATTTACATCTACAGCAGATAATTATAATGCTTGGAAATTTGTAACACCTACAACAGGAAATGTAGTTGTCGAAAGTGGTGACTTGGTAACATTTGCTGCAGGTGCAGGTATTGCAATTAGTAACTCAGGTACAACAATTTCAATTGCTAACACAAATGCAGCTGACATTACAGCAGTTGGTGCAGGTGACGGCTTAACAGGTGGTGGCACAGCAGGTGCAGTTACATTAAATGTTGTTGGAGGCACAGGTATTACTGCTAGTGCAAATGATATCTCTATTGATTCAACAGTTGCTACATTAACAGGTACGCAAACATTTACAAATAAAACACTTACAAGTGCTGTTCTAGACACTGGAGTAAGTGGTAGTGCTATTAAAGACGAAGACAACATGGTGTCTGCTAGTGCAACACACTTAGCAACACAACAAAGTATTAAAGCATACGTTGATTCATCTGTTCTCGGTGTTATAGGCGGTTCACTAGATTTAAGTTCTAAAGATACAGACGATTTATCAGAAGGTAGTTCAAATCAGTATTATACAGATCAAAGAGCAAGAGAGGCAGTAAGTGCAACACTCGGTACAGCAGGTTATACTGAAAGCACAGGTGTGTTTAGCATACCAAGTACCACAGCACATATTTCAGAAGGCAGTAACCTTTATTATACAGATGCAAGAGTAGACGCTAGAATAACAGCAGCCGAC